AGGATCAAATACATTTATCAAGAAAACCCTTGCTGAGACAAAAACTGTACTTGGCCTCGGAACCGCAGCATACACGGCTTCAACTGATTATGCCGTTGCTGCAAAAGGAGTTACTGGCGGTGATGCACATGACCATAATGGCGGTGACGGCGCGCAGATAGCCCATGCAAATTTAAGTGGTTTGACAAATGATGACCATACACAATATATTAAACACTCTTTGTCAACTGCTGCAAGCGATTTTCTGTTGGGTTCTGGGTCAAATACATTTGTTAAGAAGACCCTCGCAGAAACAAAAACCGCTCTTGGCCTAGGTTCAGCCGCGTATACTGCTTCAACTGCTTATGTTACCCACGCTCTCGCAACAGCAGCCAACGATTTTTTGGTAGCATCGGGATCAGGGGCATTTGTTAAAAAGACCCTTGCTGAAACACAAACCGTATTAGGTCTGGGATCTGCGGCATACACCGCCTCAACGGCATATGCTGTAGCGGCCAAAGGTGTCACTAACGGTGATACTCACGATCACAGTGGCGGTGATGGAGCACAAATTGATCATGGTGGATTGGGCGGACTTAGTGATAACGATCATACTCAGTACACATTAAAAGCAACATTAACGGAAAAAGGAGACATTTACTACGCGAGCGCAGCCAGCACCCCCGCCGCGTTGGCACATGGTAATGCTGGTGACATTCTGCAAAGTGGTGGACATGATGGTGTTCCGTCATGGTTAGCACAATCAACTTTTGCAGTAGCAGCTAAAGGTGTTACTAACGGCGATAGCCATGACCACAATGGTGGGGACGGTGCTCAGATTGATCATGGTGGCCTTGGTGGACTTTCAGACGATGATCATCCGCAATATATCAAACACTCTCTTGCCCTTGCTGCAAATGACTTCTTGGTTGCCAGTGGTGTCGGGGTCTTCGCAAAACAATCATTAGCAGACGTTAAAACAACACTCGGACTTGGTACCGCTGCCTATACAGCATCGACTGACTACGCGGTAGCGGCAAAGGGTGTAACGGGTGGAGACTCCCACGACCATAATGGTGGGGATGGAGCACAAATTAGTCATGCTAACCTAAGCGGACTATCAAATGATGACCATACACAATACATTAAACATTCATTGGCCACGGCTGCAAGTGATTTTCTGGTTGCATCTGGAGCTGGAGTGTTCATCAAAAAGACCTTAGCAGAAACAAAAACTGTTCTAGGCTTAGGAAGTGCTGCATACACTGCCTCAACAGCTTATGTTACTCACGCATTGGCCACGGCTGCTAACGATTTTCTAGTCGCGTCCGGCTCAGGAGCATTTGTTAAAAAGACTCTTGCTGAAACGAAAACAGTATTGGGCCTCGGAACAGCGGCATATACTGCATCCACGGACTATGCAGTAGCGGCTAAAGGTGTCACCAATGGGGATTCGCATGATCATAACGGTGGAGATGGAGCACAAATAGCACACGCGAACTTGAGCGGATTGACTAACGATGACCACACTCAGTATATTAAACATGCATTAGCAACTGCCGCTAACGATTTCTTAGTTGCATCAGCTTCTGGAACCTTTGTTAAGAAAACCCTCGCTGAAACTAAGACAGTTCTTGGGTTGGGAACCGCAGCCTATACAGCAGCTACGGATTATGCTGTTGCAGCGAAAGGCGTAACAAATGGTGATACTCACGATCATAACGGAGGCGACGGGGCTCAGATAGATCATGGAGGGCTAGCTGGGATTTCTGATGATGACCATACACAATACCCCTTGCTTGCTGGAAGATCAGGCGGACAAACAATAAATGGTGACACGGCAGCATCTGGAAACCTACATATTAGCAGCACAGCAAATGCTACAAAAGGATCAGTAATGTTTGGAGACGATCTCGAAATCCACGACGGAACCGGATTTTTAACGATTGATTCTAATCCAATGGCTAGACTTTCAATAAATGGTGACACCCTTGAAAGATCAAAGATTTTAGTTCAGTCAACAGGTGTAACAACCGCTAACCCATCGATTGAGTTGGGTTCTGTCAGAATGCCAGGATATATTGAAATGGTTGACGGACTACTCATAAAATACCTGATTAGTAGTGCTAAAGCAACGTTTAATAACATATCTACAAGCGGAACTACTGCATTTAGTTTCCAAAGCGGTGGAACCGATCGTTTTGTTGTTCAAACAAATGGTAAAGTCGGTATAAATGTATCATCTCCTTCCGTAGGTTTAGAACTTCCAAATACATCCAGCACTGGTGATATAAAATGTTATACAATAACAACGCAAGCAGCAACAGGAAGGGAACCAATTACTGTTAGTTCAACCACAAAGGTAAATAATTTGAACGTTTCTTATTTGGAAGGAAAGACATCAAGCGATTTTGCAACAGCTTCACATGATCACGATGGATGGGTGGTTTGCTAATGACAGACACATTTACATATTATAGTGCAACTGAGGTAACGGTTTCTGGCGACAGAACATCCGTTTATCTTCCAGGTCAACTATTAAAATTTGTACAGAACAGCGTCACAAAATACTTTATTATTTACAGTGCAACATATTCATCACCGAATACATATATTTCTTTAAACGGTGGCGGAATATTCACACTGGAAAACGCAACGATAACATCACCACAAAAGACGACTAACCTGCATCCTTCTGACATACCATATGGTTTTCCATACTCTTATATAAAAAGAAGTATAACAGAAGTTGCATCTAATGTGTATGGGAGGAGAGCAACCTTTTCACTATCTCCGGCAAGCACCCCATCAGATTGTTATTATTATGGTGACTACGTTGATATCGGAAATACAACGGGGGATACAAACACCTATGAGGGTATCGTAGGAGGCAGCTATAACGTCACATTAAAAGCCGGATCGACAGCTTCAACTGCTCTAGATGGTATAATTGGAAATGTTAGTTCATTCGGATCATCACCGGCAACAAAAGGTGTAGTCGGAGCCGTTTCTAATTACGGAACCGTAGCCGGATTTGGATATGGTGGTGAATTTTATGTACACAACTGGGCAAACTCCGGTGGAACAGGTGACATGGATGTAGCACGAGGCGTGCGTACCCGATTGCAAAATACAACCCAAAATGCGAGCGCGACCGGTGAAGCAAATATGGACCTTGCACAGGCATTTTACGCAAGTGCTTATAATGGTGCATCCGGAACAGTTGGATATCATGCAACTATAACTCGATTGGTTGGATTTGAATACGATCTGAACAACGATGTTGGCGGGTACATAGGTGCTCATGCTGCAATATCGATAACAACACCAACCAACAACGGTACAATTGATTACAACTATGGTTTATACATAGCCGATCAATCAGCAGTAGGAACTACCGCTGCGTATGGAATATATTGTAATGGAAAATCCCGATTTGTGGGAGTTATTGAAACAACTCGCCCGATAAAGGCACCTGGAATAGCAGTAAACCCAGATACATACAGTGGTCAATCATTGTTCTGTATAGGATCAAACTGGAACTTATACAAATGGAATGGATCGAGCTGGACGAATTTGGGTGGAACATGCAGATACATAACAGTAAAATCGCCAACAGAAGTTTACGTTGTTGGTGATGATGAGTGCGTATGGAAGTGGACATATCCTGATACATGGACATCGATAACAACCGCTGTGCCATAGATTTTGGATATTAAAAATTTTTTGGAGATATAAAAAATGAATTTTGAATTTACAGAACAGGAAACAAATGACATACAGTCATGTTTGGTGGAAGTATCTAAGCTTCCAAGATTAGGCATAAATGAAATGAAATACTTGATAATGCTTTTTGAAAAGTTCGAGTTCCAAAAGAAAGAACAGAATAAGCCAGTCGGAACCGGAACATTCGACATAACACCAAAAGAATGACAACTACTTACTACATAAATAACATCCAAGTAGAATCAGATGGTGCTATCGGTATCACTGTAGAGAGATATCATAGTCAAGATTATTGGTCAGTTCAACTATATTTGCAGGGAGCATTTCCCTCAAATATAGTGAGTTCTATTATTCCAAATACAATCGGATCAATAAAAATTGATGATGGTAACAAAAACGGTCCTACAATTTTTACAGGTACAATTTCGTATTGGGCCTCTAGTATTGACTATAGCACTTTCGATCTTCTGGACTGTACACTAAGTCATCCGTAAATGGAGATGTGAAAATATGGAATTTGGAGAGGGTGGGGATTTAGCAACAAATCTGAATTTATCCCCTTGGTTAATCGGGTGTCACAGTTCCATCGATCTTAAAACGACGATTACAGGTGACATCGCACTTACAAAAGACTATGCAGAAAACAATCGTCAAAGATTAATAATGTGGATGGCCCTTCCAAAAGGTGAAAGAATAAACAGTGGTTTGGGATGTTGTCTACACGATTATTTTCATGAAAAGATTACAAGCAATGTCTCCGTAAGGTTAAAAAATGATATTGAACAGGATATGAAATCAGTATTTCCAGAGTTAAACATAAAGAATATTGTAATTAAGAGAATTAGTACCTTGTCTGGCGGGAATCGAGAAATCGTTGTTTCAATAAATTTGGGTGACGATAACCTTCAATTCTTGGCTGATTGGAATAATATAATGAGTGTAAATGAAGAAATGAACTCTATTTTATATACAGGTGGTGCTAGAGTCGGATGACAATGGACGTAAGATCTATCGAGGATATCAAGGAATCACTAAAAAATACCCAACAGGCGAGGCATCCATATCTAAGGGATTATAGTGACTATTCTGTTTTATCAACGATAAACGAAGCAATTGCTATTCAAATTCAATACATAGAGCAATGCGCTAAGAATGCAATAGAATCAAACAGCATTTGGACTGCAACCGGTGACGATTTGGATATCTTAGTTGTCGATAGAGGAATCGAAAGGCAGGCGGGAAATCGATCATCAGGAATATTGTTATTTAGAACGGCATTGCCCGCTACAAATACCATCACAATTCCAATAGGAACTGTTGTCAGTGCAATCGGTGCAGACGGTAATAAAGTCTATTTTGAAACCGTCGAGGAAGGAAATATCTTACCTGGATATGTGTCTGTCACTGTTAACGCACAGTCTATAGAAACTGGCGAGGAAAATAACGTTCCCGAATATACCATAAACAATATGAGAGATTATATTAAGGATGTAGCCAGAGTTGAGAACACTTTACCCTTCTATGGTGGAACTGAGGAAGAATCCGATACCGATCTAAGAAATCGTTACAAATATGCCACTGATATCAATGGGAGGGCGACATTGCCACTCATGGAGCAACATATATACGATCTTGAAACTGTTAGGGAATGCCAAATATATCAAGCTGGTCCTGGTGAAATCGAGGTAATCGCCGATTCGGAAATGTTAACAACAAATGACCAAACCGTTGTGGATTGTATCGAAGCAAACATGGCTGTTGGTATTGTTTCAAGAGGTAAAAAACTAGCATCGATAACATCCGGTGTAATAGCAGCAAATATTGGAGAAATAGAGGCTGGTAAATTAATCGTTCGGGTAATGTCCCCATTAGTAAGTCCAAATGAGTCTTTTACAATTGACTATACAAGCAAAACCGGACTATCAAGAACTGCATTGGTCACGGTCCCAACTGGATCTACAGCGGGTGATATTGCAGAGGTAGTTCTTCAAGATTCAGATGATTTTGTTGTGAATGTAACCGGATGCACATATGTTGGTTCAAGCAGCTATGACATCCTCGGTGGATTGGGAGAATACCCACACTTATATTTGCTCCCAAGAAAGGTACTTGTCAATGTAAGAATAGGAATAATCCAAACAGATACCCCAGATCCGAGCTTGCAAACCAAAGTTGAAGACTCAATTAAGGCGTTTTTAGATGCCTTTTACATTGGAGACACCCTTGAGTTTTCTGACCTTGTTATGTACATATATAAGGACTTTACTACTGGCGAAGAATTTGAAGGTATAGATCAAATAACAAGTGTAATTGTAACGGCAAACGGCGAATCCATTAACGGATTTGGCCAAGTAATTGACATTGATAATGACCAAAGATTTGATCCTGGAACAGTTACCGCAACGTTGACTTAACAGTAAAGTATTTATACTATATGGGAAACATAATATAGAGGATTTTAATGAAAGGTAAAAATACAATTGAGAGTAAAATAAATAACGTCGCGACTACTGTAAAGTCAATAGAAAGCCTTCGAAGCCGACTATTTACAAAAATGTTGCCAGAATTATTTAAGGAACACTATGCCAAGACGGTTTTTCTACCTCAAAAGACATGGGTCGTAATAACAAAAGATCAGGAGTATCTACAAAAGGTTGAAAATGTTGTTTTTGACCAATTAGCAGATACAGGAGATCACATAAAATTTTTTGACATAGAGAAAAAACAGTTACAAGACCCACCAAAAGACATAATCGCGTTAATGACAGTTGATAATACCAATAAAAAAGACCTACCTCAAAACAACCAAAAAATATAAATATCAGATTGTACATATCTAGTAATGAGGTATATAGATATGTACAAAAACATGTTCATATTATGCATTTTGGCCCTTGTGTTGAGCATGGGAGATGGTATGGGAGAAGTAAGCATGATTAGTAGTAATGGAAGCGCGGTAGACTCGATTGATATCGTAACGACATCGGCAGAAGCGGGGTTCAGAGTATCGTTAGTTGTATATGATACAATGGGGCACCCAATGGCTGATAATGGTACACTGAAAATCGAAGTATATGATGACCAAGGAATGAACGATTTAGTTGGGACAGAAGAGCTAGAAATAAAGCAGTCCGCTTTCTTCTGGTCAAATGGGTGGTCGAAACTATGGGGCAGTCCAAGGATATACTTTGATGAATACAAAGGTGGAGAACCAAGAGACTTGTATTGCCGTGCAACTTACACATCAAGCAATGGTAAAGTTGTAGAGCACGAGTTTACTCCTTATATCAACAGATAAAAAATATATACTTTTTTATAATTCTTCTATTTTTATACATAATGATTTCGATAGCCAATCTGCCACAATATGTCTATGGCAGAAGTCTGGCAACTTTTCATGACACATCAGAATAGCATTCTCTCCCAGCTCATCATAGACTTTCGCGGGGTTTAAGTTGTCAAGGCATTCCTCGCGATACAATTCAATGAAACCCTCTTTTGTAATTATCCCACCTTTATACTGAAATAGGATCTCTTTTGAAGGAGCGAGATCGCGATACACCTTTCCGCTATACCAAGCAGGTGGGTATTGACATATTGCTACAAAAAGAGGATTATTTTTCCTCGTCTTGTTAAAATATGATGTAAACATGATTATAGCTCCATCAAATCATGCATCTTCTCTCTTCTCTCCTTTTCCATGTGACAAGGCTTATTGCTTTCATAATGAAATATCTTCCAACAAAAGTAGAAAAGACTTTTTGCTTCTAGCCTACAGGCAGTATGAACCACGTTTCCTGATTGATGGATCATGAAAAATGGGCATGATATATCACACTTCAAAACTCGATTATCCTCTGACATCTAAATCCACTTCCAGCCAATGTTAACAAGGGACTCAATTGTTTTGATCATATCATCTTGTTTTGGGAACTTTACGTATCCTGTAACACGTCCACTTACCGCAGTAACTATAATCGCGTTCGGAATATTTCGCACTTCTCTTATCGCGAGCATTATATCGCCCCGACAGCGTACTATTATTTTCATGCACGCATCTTCGATATATACCATTTTTTCCATATCATCAGATGATAACGTTTTTTTCTCCATGATTTTCACCAAGTAGGAGTATTAGGCATCGTGATATATGAAGATTTTGGTCTTTCTAATCGAAAAGGTTATATACTGTAGTTGCTATGTAGTTGCTACCCCCAAAAACAAAACTAGAGGGGCTAGGTCAATTCCTAGTTCCTCTTTTACAGTTATTCGATACCGGTTTTTTGTGGGTGTGATTATCATATCAAATATTGGATATATTGTCATTTATAGAAATGGATTTTAATAAATTCTATTGAATGATAGTGATCCGAAATGTTTATATAGAAGGGCGATGTACTAGGATATGTCGCGAAGCAAACCATACAGGTTTCCGCTGTGTTCTTGTTTTAAAAGATTAGCAACGAACTCTTTTTTAACACGGCTTCGCGACGCTTCCTCTGCATTGCGGTTTTGAGATAGCATCTTTGCTATTTGAAAATAACGCGATAGAGAGAAAAATTAAAAAGTTGGAGAATAAAATATGGCAACAATCGATGGATTTAACACCAAAATGGTATTTGGTGCAGCAAAACTTGTAGACGGTAGACAGTACAAAGTAGTTCTTGAGGATCTCAAGATTAAGACAAAGATCGTTTCTTATCGAAAGGAATGGGAAGGTAAGAAGGGATTGTCTGGTGTTGAATATGACAAGTTGACACCGGAGAATAAGGAAATCGTAGACAATGCCCCAATCGAGTATTGGGAACCAAAGGACGGCAAAGAGGCTCAGCCAAAAGCGAAGTTCGAGGATCGTATAACATTCCAATTTAGAGAACCGGAAGAGGATGAAAAGCGTATTTACCTTCAATTCAAAATGAAGGAGGGCGGCTGGCCTACGCAAAAGCTCAGAGAGTTCGTTACAAAGGCAACTGCTATGCAGATTGATGGTAGCGAGGGTTTCATGTGGGGCGACATCTTCAAGAAGGGAGATGAATTTGTTGGTATTGTTAAGGCCAATGGAAACATGTACACACTTGAACCAGATAGTGTTGTAAAGGCAGAGTTAGCACCGCCTATCGTCAAGGGTGATATCACAACTTTGTCTGAGAATGCCCAGAAGCTGTATGCTTTCATCAAGGACAATCTAAATGGCTCACCAAGAAGTGAGATTGCCAAGAGCCTGAAGACCGGTGCAAACGGTACAATTGGCCCTGAAAACGATGAAAAGGCAAGGTACAATGCCACCTTTGCCGCATGGACAGAGATTCGCAGATCAGGCATCATCCCAGATGGCGAAATAATTAAGATTGAGTAGAAACCGTTCAAACAAGTTGTGGATGTGGGTTGATTACCCACGCCACTCCAACATCATATTAAATGTGATGTTATGACAGCCGATATATTAATACCATGTAATGCAACTGAGTTTAACTACATAAAACGATTTTTGTGCCCGAATGGTGAAAAGGTTTCAGATGTTATCAAGAAATTAGTAATGGATGAGTGCAAAAATCGTCAGTTGTTTGAAGACTTAGTACCTAAAATCAAATAATATTTTTTGTGGTGTTATAATGACATTAGACAATATTAGTAATAAAATAAGTGGTGAAATGGTTGGGTTGCCTGCGTGCGAAGTAGTATACCCGTTATTGATTTCACTTCATGGAGAAACAAAACGAGGCAAAACTTTCTTTGCATCATCGTTTCCCAATGCGTTTCTGATTGATTTCCCTCCAATAAAAATGAAGTTTGGGAAGGTAGAAATTGACAAAGCAGCATTAACGCGAACAGTTGGCGAAGGATTTAGAAGTCTTTTCATGCCCATTGTAGAGAATGGAGAAATATCTTGGATTCCAAAGATAGGTGGATTTAATTACCAGATTCAGTACAACTTTGTAAAGTCTTGGGATATGTTCCAAGAGACGGTTGAGAAGGCTAAGATGTTTGCCGAATCACTTGACCCAAAAGATGGTAGAGTTTGGGTTGTAATTGATGACACTTATAGATGGAGAGGGCTTGAAGTTCTAAATTGGCAAGCAAAAAACAATAACAAATGGCCCGCTGCTCAGCAATTTGGACAAATCACTCAATTCATGCAAGGGGAACTCACAGCCATTCAAGAATTTGCCAATGTGGTGCTTGTAAATCGTATGGTAAAGAATTTCGAAACTGGAGAATATGGTGCTCAAATTTATCCTACAGGCTCTGATTATTTGGCAGATGCATCATTAGAAATAACCGAGGAAGTTAGGGACAATAAGCTGGTCCAATTGGTTAAAGTATGTTCAAATGGCCATGATAAGTCTTGGATAAGTCAGGATTATTGCTACGAGGTTTTAAATCCGACACCAACGACAGTGTTAGAGAAGTTGAAAATTCCAAAGGTGTTGTGGTAAAAATGTCCATTAATTCTACGTATTATAAATGCCCGTGTTGTGAAAATGTTCTTTGTTCATATGACGATAGTGGGTATGGAATTGTAATAAAAAAGCCCAAATTCAAGTGTAATGAATGTGGATTTGAATCTGATTACGTTTCTGCAAAAATTGATCGGGTAGTCGCTATAAGCATCCGCGATTTGATAGTAGAAGAACTGAAGATGTATTCTGGTATAGTCGAGATTGGAGACCTTACTAGAAACGTTGCCAAGAATCTTGAATATCCTGGCAGCATATCAGTTGATTATGAATCAAAGCTATTCGATGGTGTGTTGAAGACAATGATTGACATTACAAAAAACGTCTCTTTGATAAAGACACACGAAGGGAAAACGTGGGTTGTTTTAACCAAAGATATCAAGAAAGAAAAATTATCAAAATTTCTTGAGGTAACCATTGAATTCGATACCGATTTGGAAGAGTCTTGCATGTCCTCTGGTTATCATATTCCCATAGAATTAACGAAAGAAGAACAAGATGAACTTCGAAATGATATTTTCAATTATGCAGCGCAAAGGGCAGAACAGGTGTCACGTAAGAAATGAGTATTGTATGTGACACGCGGGAAAAGAATATTGAGAGAATCCAAACTCTCATTTTAGATTTGCCCGATGTGTATTTAGATAGGTGTCCTCAATTTGAGTTCAAGTGTCTTGGGCTCAACTTGGGGGACTATTTAATTGAGAATGAAGGATCTCAAATTTGTATCGAGCGGAAATCAATTGGCGATTTTGCTGCAACCTACACGAATTTAAAAGACCGGCTTCATAAAATGCGAATGGAATATGATAGGGTTGGTCTTTTGTTGGAGGGAACCTATAAGGTTATAAATGGACAAGTTTATCTATTGGAAGGTAGTGATTTTGTGCCAAGAATGAAGTATTCCACATATTCAAATTTCTTGACACATCAAGCAGAACTTGGGACTCACATCTATTATACCATGAACTTTGATGAGTCTTTTTATCGACTAATCGAGATTCACGACTATCTTCCAAAGTTAGAGACACCAACAACACTAAAATGTAAATCACCTTTGGAATGGCTTATGATGCTTCCTGGTATTGGAAAAGTTGCAATCCAAAAAATGAAAGCTGATTATGCTAGTCCTTTGGAGGCAATAAATAACTTACCCAAAAAAGCAAAAGAAATGATTTCGAAATGGTGAGATAATATGGAAGACACGGAATATTTGAAGGGTGATACTGTGATTATGAACGGTATCAGTGGAACGGTTACGGGTCACGGCGAGTTCGGAGGACTTTGGATTCGTCTCGGAGAAAGCCATTATTCCCAATTGCATAGAGATGGATATGATTTTGTATGTCACGCTCCACCGCCTATTAAACCATGTGGGTGCGGTGGCTGTGATTGAACCGGTAAAGTCGGGACTACAGGTAATATATTCTCGACCAGTTTAGGGGAGGGAGGAAGAGGAATTTTTGCCTTCACTTGGGGAAGGGCAAAAATTCGGATTTCCGACATTATGGAAATAGTAAAAGATGAAAAACTATCAGAATGGGACGAAAAATCTGGATTAATGATGCATGGGTGCGGATCGCTTGCTTATATGGATATGATGATGGAGGACCATCTAGTTACCCTCAGCAATGGGGCGCATGTTCATGTTGGAATGCTACCAAATCAGAGTCCAACGATGGATGATGTTATAGCTCAGCTTATTAAAAGAGGAGAATATATAACATATGATAGATGATGAAACGTGGACATGCACGATCGAGCTTATTCTCGGATATTTATATCTTAGGTTTTATGGATAGTGATAAATATGGGTTTTAATATATTGATTGATATGATCGTTATGGTTGTGTTATTGGTCTTTTTATATCTCGCGTTTGGCGGTGAGTGTCAATGATTGGTAAATTTAATATAACATTTGTTGATATAGATCCTAAAGTCCATATGGCATTTGATGATATGTTTCAGGAGTATCCAAACATAAACGCGGAGCTTATCAATGATTTTAGTGACATAGAGACACCTTTTGATGTTATAATAACTGCCGGAAATTCTTATGGTATGATGGATGGTGGGTTTGACGATGCTGTGCGAAGGTATTTCGCGCAAAACGATGATGGGACATATGTTATAGAGAGAGCTGTGCAGAGTCATATTCAAGAAGAATATAATGGTTTTTTGCCAGTTGGATCAGCCACAGTAGTTGGATATAGAGATGATACGGTTGGAGAGAAATATGTTTGTTATGCCCCTACTATGGAGGTGCCTAAGATAGTACCCCCTAGAAATGCGTATAATGCCTTTTACGGTGCTTTAACCGCACTTTCGCAGTGGTGGTGGGGATGGGGCGAAACATCCGATATAAACGCTATATGCTCAGCATTTTGTACCCATACGGGCAAGGTAGATCCAATGGTTTCTGCCAGACAAATGAAACTTGCATATGATCACTTTATGAAGCCATTGAATCCTTATGGATGGACGGGTATTGTTCGACGCGAATTTGAAATAAACGCTGTCAATAGCTCTAGTTTGGTATTGGAAAGGTTCCGAGAATAGAGACCATCGATAGGTTTAAATACTTTCGAGTTTTACGTTTATCCTATCTTGCTATGTCGAGGACATATGCCTTCTTTTAGTGGAAATTATAGCCACTGATATATAAAAATAAGAGTGGATGCTATGCTATTTAGATGTGCCGGAATTACCGATTCTATGATTGATGTACCTGGGAAAATAGCCCTCGCGGTTTTCTTTCAAGGATGTTCGTTTGGTTGTGATGAGTGTCAAAATCCTGAACTACAAGACTTCAATGGTGGGTTTAGTAAGGATACAAACGATATAATAGATTTAATGGAGAGTCATGGTGATTTTTATGAGGCCCTATGCTTAACAGGTGGAGATCCACTTTTTCAAAAAGATGCGGTTAGAGATTTAGTCGGGAAGTCAAAATTTTATAATGTGTTATATACAGGGCATTATTATAATGATATACCATATGATATCATATCGCTATTTGATATGGTTGTGGATGGCCCTTATGTCAAAGAATTAAGGTCAGGTGGCTTTCCAGCATCGTCTAATCAGAAAATATACTATAGGTGAATAAAAAATGCTACTGACAGGAAAACAAATTATAGAAGATAAAATAGTTTCGGATTGTATTGACAATGATAAGCAAGAGCAGATGAGTGGTGTCGATCTCACTGTAAATAAAATAGAAAAGTTTATTGGTCCTGGAACTATTGATTTTGATAACGCTGCTCGTATGTTGCCAACGACCGAGCTTGTGACTGATTTTAGTGCAGATCCAAGCAAGCTTTTATCGGAAGGAAATTATTTAATTACATTTAATGAAACAGTGAGCATTCCGGATGATTGTATGGGATTCGCGGTGCCTAGATCAACGCTTTTGAGAATGGGTGCAACGATGGAAACCGCGTTCTGGGATGCTGGTTATACTGGAAAATCAAAGGCATTATTAGTTGTTTATAATACTCATGGAATATTAGTACATGAGAATGCAAAGTTAGCACAAATCGCCTTTATTAAGATTGGCAAAAAGGCTGAAAAGCTTTACAGGGGTGCCTACCAAAATGAAGGGGAATTATTGTCAAAAGCCATTTTTAGAAAGGACTGAGGAGATGGTTTGGTGCGCGTTGAAAATACATTTTCTGAGCCTTTTGATGATTGGTATAACAATTTAAATCAGAGTGAAAAAACTAGAAGCCTTCTTGATATAGAAGGCATCTCCCGAAGATGTCTTGATGTCGGTGATATGTCCCATGCTTACTTTACTAAACGGTTCACTGATGTGACTATTGACAGCAATGCAAATTCTGGAGAAGAAATCAGTCCAAATAATTATGGAGCTGAGATAGTAAAAGGCATTCAGAAGTTGGAAGGGTTTTATTTGCTTCATCGATATGCAACAAAAAGATTCGGTGAAGACAAGGCAGCAAACCTATTAAATTCTATTGTTAAAGGTGATATTTACTTCCATGACTCTTCAGGTGTTGGCATCCAAGAAGTTTATTGTACAAGTGTTAGTACGATGCCAATTATGACAGAAGGCCGTCCGTATGGCCCACTTCATAGCTTGCCACCAAAAAGAGCTGATAGTTTTATGGCACAGTGCATAGAATTTTGCATGGATCTTTCGCAACAGTTCGCGGGTGCCGTGGCTCTTGCTGACTTGTTTATAAATTATGCGTGGTATGCCAAAAATGAGGGGCTTTCTGATAGCGTTATTATAAATGACTGCCAAAAATTTGTTCATGTGACTAATAATACTTTTAGGGTTGGATCTCAGTCACCCTTCTCGAATCTGAGTATTTTTGATATGCCCAATTTGAAAAAGGTATTTGAACATCATGTATATCCGGATGGCACGCATGTAGACTTTGAATATGTGATGCACATACAGAAATTATTTGCAGAATGGTTTGCAAAAGGAGATCCTAGCAGCGGCTTGCCATACCGGTTTCCAGTTGTAACAATGAATATATATTGTGATGAAAATAAAAACATTGTTGATAAGGAGTTCCTAGATTTTGTTGCAAAAGTGAATACTGAAAAGGGATGCTTCAATATTTATGTTAATAGCGGTGAAAAGATTGCTAGCTGTTGTCGATTGGTAAACGATCGCGAGAGAATGCAATTTAAGGTTGATACATTTGGAAATGGCGGTATGAATCTTGGATCGCATAGAGTCGTAACAATAAATCTACCAAGGATAGCAATCAGGGCTAATGGTGATAAGGAGAAATTCACGAAACTATTACAAGAACGTCTTGAAGATGTTCGCGATTTGCTTTTGATTCATAGAGAGAATATTGTAAAAAAGAGAATCGAGTCAGGGTTTTTGAAGTTCTTTAATCCGCTGAAGTGGCTTAATTTAAATCGGTATTTTTCAACCATTGGAATAATTGGAATACATGAGATGAATTATTTCATGGGATTCGATATTAGATCAGAAGAAGGAACGAAATTTACTGTAGACACGTTAAATTACATCGAGGACTTTGCGAAAAAGACCAGTGTTGAAAACAAATATTCTTATAATGTAGAAGAGATACCTGGTGAAAGTGTAGCATCAAAGCTTTGTCAGAAAGATAAGGTTGTTTTTGGTGATGATGCAGTACCCTTTGAGTTGTATTCGAATCAATATATCCCATTAACTGAGGATGTTCCATTGCCAGAAAGGATCATAACTACTGGAAAATTCATGGAAATACTTAGTGGTGGAGGCATCTTACATCTAAATGTAAAAGAAAGGATCACCGATTTTGAAGTAATGAAAAAGTTGATATTGTACTCGGTTAAGAATGGTGTCAGTCATCTTGCTGTGAACTATGGATTTGGCACATGCGCAGATGGACATACTAGCGTGTGCGGGAATTCGAATATTTGTCCAATATGCAGCAAGCCAATAGTTGATTTTGTTACAAGGGTGATTGGGTATTTCAGTCATGTTTCAAATTGGGGAAAGACAAGAAGGGAGTACGAATTTCCAAGAAGGATTTTCAATGGGGAAGAGGTTTAACTCTACCTTATTTTTTTGGTGATTTGCTATGATTAGAAGACCAAATTATGACCATATCAAGGAAATGGAAAGTGCTATTCGAATCCATGAAATTAACATGAGAGCAGGGAAAGAAAAGGGGTCTATTAAAGCTAGCCCGCGTACAGGAACAGTAACAATTAGCAAATGCTGTGGATATAACACGGGATATCTTGAATATACATTTTGCCCCAGTGATCACTTTGCATGGTATAATGAGTATGGTGTAGGATCAGCGAAACCTATAAATAGGGTAAGGGGAGAAAAGCTTTAAAGTCGGTGTTTTTATGATTTCGGCAGACAAAATTTCAGACAGTGGATTCACATTCATTTGTGATAATCAGCGACCGTTTAATGGAATGCTACCAATTACTCAGGAAGAGGCCGATTTGCTGATGGCAGAACTCCAGTTGGTATTGGAAAGATGGGGATTTGACATTGCTATGGTCGGGGAAAACGTCGAGGTCATGCGATTACAAGGGCGCATGATGTTTAATAAATTTTACAAAATGATGGACGAAATGTTTGTTAATCAGAGCGGTGAACAATGATGATAAATAAAGAGGATATTCAAGATGAAAAACTCTTGAAAGATACAATGAATTGGTTTGATAATCACGATTCTATTGAGAACATCAGATGTGCTCATTGTGGAAGCGATGATGTTTTTGGAAGAAGTGAATCCAGTTATCATAATCATGGTATTCATGGAATGCATTTAGATGAGATCTATGAATGCGGGACTTGTGGAAAATATACTAAAACTGTTTGGAAATTAGCTAAGGTGGTTGCTCTCAATGAAGGATAACTGTGGATGGAAGGAAGGGTGTGGATGCTTAAGCCTTTTCCAATCAAAATATTGCGCGCGAGATACTGGAAATCCAGATGTTTGTTCCGAGAATTGTAAGAAAATTTCAAGGGAGAAAATGGAGGAACTGTCAGATTTTATTCATGACATGTGGACTCGTTGGATGACGGTCCTGTTTCAGAGATGTACTAAAAAGACAGAAGATGGCGAGGTAATGTCCCTGATAAACGATGATGGTACCGTTACGATTCCAAAGTGGGCGGTTGACCGTTGGATGAGGCAGATGTATACTGATTATGAGAACTTGCCTGAATGTGAAAAGGACACGGATCGAATTGAGGCAAAAAGAATTATGAAAATCATGAATTTTCGGGAGTGGTAGTTTGTCAAGAAATTATATTAGCAAAGCAAAAGAAGTTGGAGAGTTGGTCACAAAGAAGCAAATTCAGTACGGCGATTCATTTGGGAATGCTCACCATGTATTGAAGGTTTTATATCCTGACGGAGTTAAACCAGAACAGTACAAAGATTTTCTTACCGTTACACGGGTGATCGATAAGTTATTTCGGATAGCAAATGGAGATCAGGGTGGAGAGTCGGCATGGTCAGATATATGTGGATATAGTCTCTTGGCAATTACTCCTGAAGAAGAATCAAAGAAGTTCAAAGTCTCTGACCTGAAGGCACAAATTAAGATTGTTTGTAATAATGATGATGAATGCAGTTTGGATAAAGCATGTGAGCGTGAAATTATACGCATGGTTGACAATCACATAAGGAAGCAAGTTGCATTTCACGATCATAAGGATTATAGTTTAGGAAATTAATGATTTTTGGTGAATATTAATGAGCAAGAGAAAAAGTGAGGATGCTTCCGAGGATATTGAACCGGTAGTGAATAGTATATCAAAATCAAAAATGGGAATATCTGACATAATAGGTGACATTGTAAAAAACAAACCGGAAAAGATCATAAAAAAGGGCATCAATTATGATACAATTATTTCTAATGGTGGGTGCAGTGGTACAACACGATTAGAGGACGTTATTCGTTCTAAATCCATTGAAAGAACGCATGGTAAGTGGGTATCTTCTCAACGTATTTATGATGATGTATTGATGGCTGTTCAGAAACTCGATATGAACGATGCATTTCCAAGTAAATTAATTGTCAGTCGTAATACGTTAAAGATAATTAATAAGATAAAGTATCCATTGGGTCTCCCTTATTGGTGGGTTTTAGGTGCAATTTTTGGCAAGTCGTTATCAGATCCAAAACTTAGTGAATTTATTGTAGTTACCGATATTCCTGATAGCATAGCAGTTGTGTCTGGTGGGAATGATTTTGTTGTTATCGAGATAGACTAAATAGGAAAAACCTTATAAAAATAATTTTTGGTGGAATAATATTGTACGAAGATATTGAAAGTGAAATTGAAGTTGAAGGATGCAGTATTGAGATTGATAATATTGAAGAGTGTCTTGTAAAAGCCCAACGAGGAAAGGGAATAGTAAGTGTCAATGCTCAGAAATTTGCAGATAAGTTTTTAAGAAGGCATCCTACAATTTGTGTAATTGAATCAAAAGAAATACTAACTTATGTTAATGGAAAATATATAGCAAACGGGAAAGAACTTATCCACCAATCTTTAGTTGCTTCGCTAGCGCCTTATGAAAAAGTTGATGGTGAAGCTGCATATAGTACATATCTATTTAGAGAAGTGTTGGATATTATAAAGGGTATGACATATATACATGCAAGCGATATTGATGCTGATTTGAATGTTATAAATGTACAAAATGGATTGTTAAATTGGAGAACGTTGGAACTGATCCCACACTCACCATATTATTACAGTCGCATTCAACATCCCATAATGTATGATCCTAAAGCTGAGTGTCCGTCAATTGAAAAAATATTTAATACTGTCTTGCGGAGCGAGGATTATTTTAAGGCTCTTGAATTTATTGCTTACTGTTTATATCGGGCGTATCCCATTCAAAAGGCGTTCATTTTGCTTGGTCCTGGTGGTACAGGAAAAACTCAGTTCATTGATATTGTTTGTAGGTTGCTGGGTGCTGAAAATGTATCGTCAACTTCGATGCACGACTTAGAGACAGATAGGTTTGCAACAAGTGATTTATTTAATAAGTGCCTGAATCAGTTTGGTGATATGGAACAGACGGTTTTACCGAACGTGAACATATTAAAAATGTTGACATCTGGTAAGGATAGGGTTAGGGCACAACGAAAGCGGGAGCACCCATTTGACTTTGTGAATTTTGCCAAGTTTTTGATGGCTACCAATAAGCTTCCATATGTTAAGGACGATACGACTGGATTCTATCGTAGAATAGAAATTTTACCATTTGATCATGTCTTTACTGAAGCTGAGAAGGATCAGGCCCTTCTTGATGCAGCTACATCAAGTGAAGAGCTTAGCGGTTTATTGAACATGGTGATTCCACATTTGGATGTCTTAATAAGCAGGGGGAACTTTTCAAACTCGTTCACTGTTACCGATGCCAAAATGAAGTACAAGGCGGCATCTGACCCAATAGGAACCTTTGTAGAGGAGCATATTGAAGAGGTTGCTGGCGAAATGGCATCAAAAGACGATGTGTATGAAGCGTATCGCGCATTTTGCATCCAACATGAGATTCAAGATCCATTATGTAAGTCATGGTTTGGTAGGCAGTTCGCGAAGCAAATAGCATACTGGAAAAAAGATGGTATTCGAAATGTCAATGGAGAATTAAAAACCGTTTGGCTAAATATGCGATTACTTGCATAATATTTTTTTCAAGTAGGGGGACTATTTTGAAAGAGTATATTAAGACGACCAGAAGCGATTCTGAAAAATATTCGAATTGTAATAATATTGAATGGAATGGCTTTACATCATTTTTTCCTCATGTTCAATCCCGCATGACCATAGTATCTGCCTTATATAGCATTTATGACACTGTTAGATATTTATCAATCTTCTCTGATGATTATGATGAGATAATTAATATAATAAATCTTGAATATGGAGATCTGGGAAACCAGCTTGGAAAAATATGGATGAAGATTGGATATAATAAGGTTGATAATGCTGTAATTGATATCTCAAGTAGCACCAAGATTGTACTGGCGAGCAATGCCGGTTTTATAAAAAACATGAGGGAAAGATTCAGCGCACCGCAAGCTATTTAACCTACTAGATCTATATTGTGATGTATGGAAAAGATATTGTGTAGAACGGTCACAGGGTCTCATATGTGGGGAGATGAGAAACCCACGTCGGATCTTGATATTTCGGAGGTCTATGTGGTTCCTACAAAGACAATTTTGGAAGGAAGGCCATATGATAAGACAAGACCACAGACAAAGAGTATAATCGCAGTACGCGATGTCGAAACAACATATTGGGAAGTGGGGCACCTTGTTGGCCAGCTTCTGAAAGGCAATCAGAATGCTATTTGGGCGGTATGCAGTCCAAAAGTACTATGGACATGCCCCGAACATCGAGTGTTGGATGTCATCGTTCGTGAGAATGTAGCTAAGTGTACATATCATTCAATCAAGGGGATGGCTACTTCGCAGTGGAAGGATGCCACCAAGAGGGGCCTTGGCATAAAGGGAATACGGTCCGCTTGGAGAACTGCTAATTTCGGGTGCGACCTTCTCACGTTTGGTACTGTTGCATTTAATCGTACACCTGATTGGGTCGATGAGGAAGCACTTACCAAAAAGATGTATTTGCTGGATCAAGCGTATGAGTCGAGTATGTTGCCTGAAAAACCAAACCCAGAACCGTTCTATGAGTTCATGTACAATCTTAGGTTAAATAGGTGAATTTGAATGAGATGTTTAATGGCGATTGCCGCGATATTTATACTTTCGTGTGGTATTGGGATATGTGCGATTAGCCCTGATGTAAGTCTTGTCGCGAAAAACGTTACGATATTGCAACCGACATTCACTATGGGCACGTATCACGATTTTTTAGTGATTAGTGATGCTGTTGTTGTTAATGAGACTGAAAACTTCGTGCTCGTCAAATATTCCTTCATAGAATATGGAATTACCCATGATGATGTCATACACCGTGAAAAGTGGATTGGTAAAGGCTGGATATATTCTATAGACAGCTAATTTTCTCTTTTTTTGTTCTTTTTTCAGGCAAAACCTTTATATGCTTTGAAAGCCTATAGTGTTTTATGTTATACCTATCTGAGCAGTCTTTGAGATTGTTCTTGGCGTATGCTGAGGATGCCGAAAATTGGGCCGGAACACCTTTAGTTGATGGAAATGTCAGAGGATCAAAGGAAGGTCGGGGAAATCTCACTGACTTAAAAAAGAAGGGATTGATTACCACATTTCAACACAACAAAGAGATGTTTGTTGAGTTCACTGATGCTGGAATAGAACTTGCGAAGGAACATGGTATTATAATTGAGGAGTGAAAAATATGATGAAGATTAAGGAAACTGGAAAGCTGCCCATATATTCTTGGGCGTCTTATATTGAGGATGGGGCTGAGGCGCAGGCCATGAATCTAGCCTTACATCCTTTTACTGTTAATCACGTTGCCCTGATGCCGGACTGCCATTCGGGCTACGGGATGCCTATTGGTGGGGTAATTGCCACTAAGGGTGTAATTATCCCCAATGCTGTAGGTGTCGATATTGGATGTGGGATGCGCGCGGTACGCACTAATCTGAGGGAGCTTGATGTTTCGACCATTATCAAGATAGTGGAAAAGATACAGGAGACCATTCCAGTTGGACATAATCACAACAAGGATGCTTTCCCCTTGATGATGCCTGAGAGGCCCAAGGGTGAGCTTGAAGTTGTCGAGAAGGAATATGATTCCGCGTGTCATCAGATAGGCACCTTGGGCGGTGGGAATCACTTTATAGAGCTTCAGAAGAGTTCTTTAGGTGATATTTGGATAATGGTCCATTCCGGAAGCCGGAATATAGGAAAGAAGGTTGCTGACCACTATCAGACCATCGCGAGGAAGTATACCGAGGAGTCTGATAATCCAATCCCAAAGGCGTGGGAGCTGGACTTTCTGCCTATGACCAGCATTGGTGATGTAGAGAGTCTTGGATTTAAGTACAAGAAGGAGATGCAATATTGTTTGGCATTCGCGAAGGCAAATAGACAGTTCATGATGCTCAGGATTCAAAACATCTTCCGTGAGATGGTGCCTGATGTTGAATTTGTTTGGGAGCATGACATTCATCACAATTATGCAGAGTGGGACCATATCGATGGAAAGTCCGTGTACATCCACAGGAAGGGTGCTACCTCCGCAAAGAAGGATCAGATGGGCATCATCCCTGGTTCGCAGGGGACTGCTTCGTATATTGTAGAGGGTCGTGGAAATCCGCAGTCTTTCCAGTCTTGTTCTCATGGTAGCGGGCGCAAGATGGGGAGAAATGAGGCAAAGAGGAAGCTGAGCCTTGATGAGCAGATGGCAATTCTCGATGAAAAGGGGATTGTTCATGGAATGAAGTCCGTCGCGAAGTTGGATGAAGCTCCAGGAGCTTACAAGGATATTGAGGAAGTAATGGAGAATCAGGCAGACTTGGTAAAGAAGATCGTGAGATTGGAACCGATAGCAGTAATCAAGGGATGAGGCTATGCTTCCTGAAAAATGCCCAGCCTGCGGATCTTATTTTTTTGGCCGAATAGGTCATGATATGGTATGCTTGTCGTGTAACGTGGTTTTGGAGGATTTTGATGAAGAAGAAAGAACTTGTTGAACAGGATGTATATTATTGTGATATTTGCGGTAAAAAAATCAAACACTACCATAAATGTGATTATTGTGGTAAAGAGGTATGCAGTGAGCACAGCGGTCTCTCTTTTAGTGAGGAGGAAGATACTTGCCTAGAGTGTTGCAAGTTGTCATATACTCAGCGCCAAAAGAAGTATCAACAACAACACTGCAAGCATAATCATATAGAGCGTTCCGGTGGCAAATTTACTTGTACTGATTGCGGAATGTTGATCATGGATATGCGGGAGTAGATTAAATAACATATTGTTGTGGCATAAATCCATGTGGGGGACTTTATATTTTTCCCAATGAGTTCCATGATGTTAGAGATCCTAGATTTTTGCCTGCGGCTGTTTTTGATTGTAGAATAGAAGGTTGTAAAGGAAAATGTTGTATGAGCGAGGTATTTTTATGAAGAGAGTGGTTGTTTCAAATGATGCAAAAGAATTTGAGTATGTTGATGATGTTGATTATGATAATAAGTTTGTTTTTATTCTATTAGGTGATGATATCGGTCGGCTCGATTTCAGGGGAGATTCACGAAAATATTACATGTACTGTATCACACGGGTAAGGTCTTATCCTTGGAACATTCAGTTTTACGATACGGCACGAGAATGTGTGAATATCGCAATCAATAGAGGTGCTACAGTATTTAGCTTCGATACATCCCAAGAAGCAATTGCGTGGATGTATGAAACATCGAAACTCTTAAATATCAAGAAAGGCAAGTATATGATATGAGTGTAGAACTTGCAAGAAAGATTGCCGCTGAAGTTGATAAGGTGGGCGGTAGTTCATACTTTACGGGTGGGTTTGCCCGTGATAAAATAATGGGAAAGTCCAATAAGGATATCGATATCGAGGTATACGGTCTTTGGCCGGAGGAACTTCGGGATCTTCTTAAGGGATTTGGTAAAAAGGTTGTTCTCGTTGGGGAATCCTTTGGTGTGTTCAAGATTGACGACCTCGATGTTGCAATTCCGAGGAAGGAAAAATCAACAGGCAGAAGCCACACTTCAATAGAGGTAGATTCAGATCCGTTCCTTGAACCAGAAGTCGCCGCGAGGAGAAGAGACTTTACCAGAAATGCGATCATGATAAATGTGCTCACTGGTGATGTTCTTGATTTCTTTGGTGGCATACAAGACATCAGGGATAATATGGTCAGGATGATCGACGAAAAGACATTTGTGGAAGATCCACTTAGATTTATCAGAGCTGCCAAGTTTGCCGCGAGGGATAATCTTATCATAAGCCATAAGACCGTACAGGCCATCCAGAGGAACCGGATGGATGTAAAGAACCTTCCTATTGAAAGGGTGTTTGGTGAGGTTAGCGCGGTTCTTATGGACTCTCCGAAGCCTTCCTATGGCTTCTCTGTTATGGATCATCTCAGAGTCATGGAGCTTCTGCTTCCTGAGCTTTGGGTACTGGATTCCGTCGAGCAAAACCCGAAGTTCCATCCAGAAGGCAACGTTGGAAACCATTGGCGAAAGACAATCGATTGGTCTCCTGTTGGCCAGAGGACACTGGTTGAGCAGCTTGCTAGGATGTGGCATGATGTAGGCAAGCTGTACGGTACAAAGAGACATGAAATGATCTCTGTTGATATCATTAAGGAGGCTTTCCCTCTTAGGCTGACCAATAATGCAGAGATCATAGATGAGGTTGTCAAAATCGTGGGCAACCACATGAAGCTCTACAATGGAAACGTTACGAGGGCGCGGGTAAAAAGGCTTGCATCTAAAGTTGATGTCTACAAAATTGTTGACATGTACAGGGCCGATAAATTTAGTCGGGGCCTTGATCCTGAAGGACTTAAAGAAGATGAGGAACACCTTGCTAAAGTAATTAAGACCTTTGAAGATATCAAGAACGAAGTTGATCCGTTCATATTTGGAAGGGATATTATCGAGATGCGTCCCGACATCAAACCCGGTGAAGTATTTGGAAAAGTACTTAAGAGGGTTTACAAGGCACAACTTGATGATGAATTTACTGATGTAGATGGTGCCAAAATCTTCCTTAAGAATGTACTCGATGGGCTGCGAAAAGAGGCAGGAAAGTGGGTCATGGATGAGGTGGATGAGTGAGTAAATTGGCACCATTTGCCAATATTTTTGGCAACACTGTGAAAGCCAGAATTGTCGAGGAATTGATGGCTGATCCCTCCCAGAAAATCGATATTGGGTTCATTGGGCAATTGTGTTCTTGCTCAAGAAAAACCGTAAGAAAGTATATCAAAGAGCTTGAAAAAGACGGTCTTATCTACTATTGTGATGAACACAAAGCCTATGAAGTTGACTTTGAAAAGAAATCGTGGGCGGCTCTTACGTTGTTAGCATTTGCTTTAAACGATGATATCCGTTCGCCAGAAGAGGAGGATGATGGGTTTTCGTGCTCTTTTGATCGCGGCGTATACGAATATACATCAGGAAGGCCAAGTATCTTTATGCCATTTGTTGTTGAAAGGTGGGGAAAAGAATGATAGTGAATACGGAAAAGGTTAAGTACATGATCAGCACTGCCAAGAAGCATCCAAAAATGGTGATAGTAGCACCCTTCAAATGGAGTCGGGGCGGTAATATCTTCAGCGATGTGTGCAAAGCGATATCCAGAATGAATACGAATAGACACGTAAGCGCGATAGTTATAAATCCCGAAAACATTGAGACGTTTTGGATTGGCATCAATGCGAAATGTAGCTCATCGTATGAAGCTCTCAGTAAGTTTGCATTTTTATTCTACCGAGAGAATATAAACGATAGGTCGTGGCTCGTATACAGCAATGAAGTCCCTGTAGATGCCGCTCTTATCGTGTCGAGCCCGAATGGTGTATATGATACGGACTATCCAGAATACGACGATGCCGCGATGATTATAGGAATAACATAAAAATTTGGTGATTGAAAAGTGATTAGTGAAATTGTTGGCACGGGCTTCCTCTTGGTAGCTCTTATAGCACTGGTATTTATGATTAATATAGGGAGGAGTGTTTATAATAATAAAAGCCGTTCCCGTATTATAAATGGAATAGTGTTCATGGTAATGGAGTTTGTGATAGCGATATATAGCATTGTTATGTCGTGTATCTATTTTGGATTTATAAAGTAGTGGTGTTGATACACTGTGACAAAAAAATTCGACTTTAATCCTTTCGTCTGGAGTCCTGATGATATCCATAAGTTGGGTAGTGTTGGATCATGGTTTTATGGTATTGTTCGCGATAGTGATGGAAAGCTATCAATCCAAGAAATATATCCAGGGTTGGGGCACTCTAATTGTGAAATTGACTTAGACGACGGCGATTTTAAGCCTGTTGATATAAGGGATCAGTTAGCAGATATCGCATCTGATATCATGTATTGGAGTCCTAAAACATATGAGGCGGATCATCAGAACGAAGAGAAACACGATTTAAGTTATCTTGAAAGTGAAGAAAGCCTTGAAGAATACATCAGTTCGTGCCCTCGCGAATCAATTGTTGATATATTTGAGGATAATCGTAGTCTATTGTTAAAGCTTCTTGACATGCGATACCTAATCGATTTCTTCATGGATAATAAAGCATTTTCGTATACCCTTGAAGAAGTAAAAGAGTATATCGACTACATAGGAATCGAGAATGAGTTAGAAAAGCTTATATACTTGGATATTATATGCTTAATGGATAGTGGCAAGTACAAATTAAATCCACAGAATGAGATCGTTATTGCTCTTCAGAGTATCGATAGACTGATGTCTAAAAGATCAATGGAGATGGTATAGTGGTATTTACACAAGAAGAAATGCGAATAGGAGAGGCTATATTCCAGAGTATTCAAGCCAATGCCAGTGCAGGCTATGATATATTAGTTTTGGGAACACGAATTGACGCTGTTTTGTCAATTATTGTGTTGATAGTAGCTATGATATCTGGTTTTGCGTTCTGGAGGATGGGAAAGAAGCATGTACGGTTAAACAGTGGTAACTATTGCTCATCAGACCGTACATTAATTCCTATATGCGGCGGAGCACTTGGTGCTGTAATTACTGGAATTTTCCTCAACTGGATAGCCCATTATGCATTACTGGCGATAATTCCTGAGTATAGTGTGGTAAGTGACTTCATTAATATTGTAAGTAGGTGTAACTAAATGATATCTGTAGGATTCTTTCATAAAAGTGACATAGATGGTCATTGCAGCGGAGCAATTTTGAAGTATTGCATTCCGAATATTGAGTTGATCGCGATCGAACATGGCGACGATTTTCCGTGGGAAAAAATAAAGGATGCCGATGAAGTATACATGGTCGATTTTAGCCTTCCGTTGGACGACATGATCAAACTTGCTCAAAAAATTTATGCAAATGGTGGTGAGTTCATTTGGATTGATCACCACAAGTCGGCTATCGAAAGATTTGAGGCCAATCGTGATAAGTTTCCAAAAATTAAGGGCTTTAGGTCTGTCGATTTTGCGGCATGTGAGCTGACTTGGAGACATCTTGTACCAGATAGGGATGTTCCCAGAGCGGTAGAATTGCTCGGAAAGTATGATACTTGGAGAAAGGGGAACTTGGTTGAGTGGCGGGAAGGCGTTGTGCCATATGAATACGGTATGCTTACTCGCGAAACAAACCCATCCAGAAATATGGAAATATGGTACGAAATATTTGACAAAAAACCGTTCGCCTTTATGGACAATCTTGAAATTGGACGTATCATTGACATTGGAAAAAATGTGATGGCGTATTTAGAGAGGCATGATGAAAAGAATGCAAGGCGTGGTGCTTATCTCGTAGATATTGACGGGCTTAGAGGAATTGCAATTAATTCGGATACTCATTCTAGCAATGTATTGGAGTCGGTGTATAAGCCTACAGTACATGATGTCATGGTAGTATATAGTCATACTCAGGATCAAGATTGGTATGTGTCTCTATATTCTACCAAAGATAGTGTTGATTGCTCTGCGATTGCCTCTAAGTTGGCTGAACAACAAAAGGGTATTGGTGGTGGCCACAAGGGGGCGGCGGGAATGACCGTGAAAAAGCTACCATTTGAAAAAGTTAAGGAGATATAGTAGTGGGTGTGAATTTAAATAAAAATTGTAATACAAAATGTGGTGGGGTTGGATTTATCATCCCCATCATAGCATCGTTAATAACACTTGCGTTGACACATGATATTTATGTTTCAGCGGCAATTCTTGGTATAGGTATAATATTTAACATATTGATGTGGTTTTCTATCATTCCTGTACTTGGGTTGCTCTTGCAATATTGGGGAGCACATAGCCTCTATAATTATGCTATTACTTCTGCCATGATTTCACCAGATGCCATTATCGTACTGGATTCGGTGTATTGGATATTTATCGCAATTGGATTCATTATCAACGCATTTGTAACTATTGGTATTCTGTTGGCAGTTAAAAAATAGGATAGATGATCATGGAAATTATAGATAAGAGAATCGTACGTATGAAAAGTGGTGATTATAGGTGCCCATTTAATGATGGCGGTTTTTGCATTCCGTCTTGTCGGGCATTTAGCGAAAGTCTCTCTACGAAATGTTTGGTCCTAGAGGCTGCTTTTGTTTTCGTAAGTATGAATAAATCTTTGTGAGGATGGACAATGATAGTTAAAAGAAAACTTGCTTCGATTCAAATAGTTAGTGATGTTCAGCCTATTGATGGAGCTGATAGAATAGAGGTAGCGCGCGTGCTTAATTGGAATGTAGTCGTTGGAAAGGGAGAGTTCAAGGCCGGTGACAAGTGCGTCTATTGTGAAATTGATTCTGTGCTACCAGATTTTGCTGAATATGAATTTCTTAGGAAATCCTGCTATATTGATAAGAACGGGTTCAGAGGGTTTTTGATCAAGACTAAAAAAATGAGGGGTATTATCTCACAGGGGTTGGTTTTACCGCTAACCGTTGAATACGGGATCGATGAACTTGCAGTAGGGACTGATGTCACTGACATTCTTGGGATTGTGAAATACGACCCACCCCTTCCAGAATGCCTTGGTGGACTTGCTAAGGGCAATTTCCCATCTTGGATACCTTCTACCGATGAACTGCGGATTCAGGGCACCACGGGCGTATTACAGCGTCACAAAGGCAAGGTCTTCTATGTGACTGAGAAGATTGATGGGGTTTCAGCTACGTACTATCTTAAGGATGGAGAGTTCGGGGTTTGCTCCCGCAATTTAGAACTCAAAGAAACCGAGTCAAATACTTATTGGCATATCGCTAGAGTGCTGGATATAGAAGGGAAACTAAGACATTTTGGTATGAATATCGCGATTCAAGGAGAGATCTATGGAAAAGGCATCCAAAGAAATTACGGTCTACCAAATCAGCATTTTAGGGTATACAGTGTTTATGACTTGGAGAAAAATGAGTATCTTGGGTTCAGGGATGCACTCAGGTTAGTTGAAATGTTAGGTCTTGATTTTGTTCCTATCATTTATGATGTTTTAATCCTGGATGAAGATATAAATGTGCTCCTTAAAATGGCATCTGAGTTTCCAAGTGCCATAAATGATGAGTTCGACATGGAAGGAATCGTTGTTAGGTCATACGAAGAGTCTACTGATATCGAATTAGGTAGATTGAGCTTCAAAGTCATTTCAAACGAAGATTTGATAAAGCGAAAGATATAAATGTTAGAATATTTTAAACTAAGTGACATTATCCTAGACATAAAATCCCGTCCTGGATATTGGATTACAATGCTCCTTGCTCTAACAGGAGCATATCTTTCTTCTGACTCCTTGGCAGCAATGAGAGGTTTGGGATTTTTTGTATGGCTATTCTCTAATGGATACCTAGTGCTCCATTTCGATAGGGAAAAAAATGCTCCTATGGTCTTGCAATTTTTCTTGTATGAGGTATTCAATTTGAGGGGCCTTATCAATAATTGGTTCCCTCAGTACAGTTGGTGAAAAATATGGATGAAGAGAATTATGTAATAGTGTTGCGTGGATGTGATGATAGTACACACATTCCAATTTATTTAAAAGAGTCCGAAGTTGCTCTTGTTGAACTGATCTGTAAAAAGTCAAGAGAATTTTCAGAATATGCGTGCATGCCAATAATGGATTTAGAAACAAAGGCAGAATATGATGGACTACGGAGGTCTTCAAGATGACGATCGTAATTAAAATAACTGATGATTATGGTGTATGTCATAGTGATATTGGCTATGAAGAAGACGAAATTTATGCAAGAGGTCTTTATCTTGAAGGGAATCAGAAAGATGCGCTCATAAAACTAATTAATAGTGTTATTGATCTAATTGATGCCAGTGAATATCCAAAAACGACTGGTGATGAGGATTATACATACAAAGATATTGCAGGGTGTAAATGAATGAGTGAAAAATTTTTATGTAAAGACTGTGGAAATCAATATCCTTCAGAAGATGTAATATGTGTTGGATCAAGTATGATAAAGTTACCAGAGCCTAATATGTACATGCATGGCAAAAATTATTATGTCTGTAAGGAATGCTGGATGAAATCCACTGTAAAAAGCTTATTTCCAAAAAGCAAAATCAGGATAGTGGTCTAGATGGAGAAATTAGAAGTTAGGTGGCACGATGGATATCTTGAACGATTTCATGATGTGGAGAACTGGAGATGTGGATATTCAACACTGTGGATAAAACATATTACAGGTGAGGAAGAATGGATACCACTTGTTTCTGTTAGAAGGTTTTCTTTTTCCAAAGAACACCCATAGATTCGATCGAAAAGTTTAAATAGTATAGTTCCTATACTCTTTTTTATGTATGATTTACTTTTAGGGCACTGGATTGGGGATTATATTCTTCAAACCCATGAAATTGCAACCAATAAGTCCAAGCCCGATGCCAAAGGATTTTGGGCATGTACCATACACTGTATTTTATATACTATCAGCGTTATGATATGTCTGCTCCCGCTATTTACTAGCAGTACGGTATTTTTGGCTTCAATAGCACTCGTATATATAAGCCATTACTTCATAGATAGATATTCAGTTGCATATAAAATTATGGAGATGAAGGGTGGACCTGCCATATCAGAACCATTTGCACCATCTATTTATATAATTATAGATAACGGTATGCATATAGTACTAATGTATGTAATGTTAACATTAATTGGTGTTACGTTATAAATAAATGGAGGATAAAATATGAAGGCGTTATTTGCAGGGTCTTTTGACCCATTTTCGATTGAGCATAAGTACATTGCAGAATCAGAAGCAGAAGTATTCGAAACTTTATATGTATTGGTAGCAAACAATCGCAAAAAGAATAGAATGTTTAGCGATGAAAACCGACTGAAAATCGCTTCGGCGTCTTGTGCTGATATTGAAAATGTCGTTGTGCTATGTGATAATAGGCTCGCATTTGAGGTCGCGCATGAAGTCGGAGCTAAGCGCCTTGTTCGTGGGCTGAGATATACAACTGAATATGAAGGTGAGATGCGATTAGCAACCGGCAACCTGCTAATTGGGGGAATAAAAACAATTGGAGAGTTTTCAAGGACACTTTCAGTTTCATCTACTGATATTAGAGAGCTGATAGCTCACAATCATGCTGGATGGGAGGCATATGTAGATCCAAAGGCTGTACCAATTATCAAAGATTTGATACTAAGGGGGGAAATCAACCTATGACCCCTCCCGTTTGTAAGGACTGTGCATGGTATAGAAAATATAGACTTTTTTGGATCTACCATATGCCACAATTCGATCATTGTGCTTATCCTGCCCTTTCTGATAATATGACTGGTTATGAATTAGGTGTCACAACTTGTTACGATTGCCGACATCAGGATTACAATTGCGGGTATAAAGGAAGATGGTTTAGAGATAAGGATGCGAAAAGCCTATGAAATTGATGAGAGATGCTGTATACACTTTCAGTAGTAAGGAAAGCCTTGACAAGTTCGTTTCTGAATATGTCGGTTTTATGACAGTTGTTGCTGATAGTGATTGTTGGTTTGGTGGTGGAAGATGGAATATCCATAGCAAAACGATAAGAGAGATAAAGAAAATTATGACAAGTGGTGATGAAATATGAAAGTTAGAACTAGATTTGTGAGCAATTCAAGCTCGTCTTCGTTCTATTGTCCGATATGCGGTGAAACCGATGAGCGGTATGGAGACGTTAGTATTCAGGAAAACGATATGTATAGGTGTGAACAAGGACACTCGTTTCATATCGATTGTCTAACAGATGGTCAGAAAATAACATTGGAAGAATTTGCAGATGCTAGGGAATTTTCCCTTGAGAATATACCTAGAGAGCTGTGTCCAATATGTAGTCTAGAAATCATCCCAAAGACATATATGGATGCATATATAAGAAAGACTGTATATATACCTCTGTATGAAGAGGAAATCCGCGAAGCATTCAAGAACATTGATGAGCTGTACGATTTTATATGGGGAGATTAAATGAAATCATTTTTTGTCGCGGGCACGTTTGGATCAAATCCTAAGAGTTCTAAAATAGCCGAGGAATTTTATAATGGAATTGGAATAGAATTTGATGTCAAGCTCAACGGCGGAGAGTTCAAAGAGTTGATAGAGATAGCGAACAGAATTAATGATGAAAAACCGGATTTGGTAATTTGGATAGCAAATGTTCCGGAGGATCATGAAAAATTGGTGTTGGGCCTCAAAAAACTGTCTCCTAAAACTATCTTGGTTACTTCAAAGTTAAATGATAGTGGTAAGTATTCATTCCAAGATATAATTTATCATGGATTAAATATCAAGAGCAATCTTATCGTTGAAATTCACAAACCAGATGAAAGGTATTATGGCAGGGTTCTTGATCCACTTGGTAATGTTTTTACTGATACAAGTGACTTTTTCGCAATCGGAAAGACAGTTCAAAAGAGGGTTTTTGACATCATGGAATTTACTAGGGTTCCAAGTAAGTCGATTGGAAATGAAAAATCAGTTGCAGTCGATCGAGATTTCATTCAATTAATCAAGGATCGTGCAGTAACTTTCCACGATTGTATACATCCAAACCCAGAGGCAGTGAACCGATTTTTTGGGAATGCATCATTTCGATGTGAGCTTGGCTTCCCATCATTCAAAAAGGATAAGATGATCTACGTTACGAAACGGAACATAGATAAGCGTTATATTGATCAGGAATGCTTTGTCGCTGTTGACTCATCTCATGTACACCTCGATAAATGGGATAAAGACGATGATTGCTTTGAGGTAAGATATTATGGGAAACATAAACCATCAGTGGACACCCCAATACAATTATTACTGTATCAATATTATAAGAATGCAAAGTATATGATACATTCGCATGCGTATATACTTGGCTGCGATTTTACCAGTGATATAATTCCTTGTGGAAGTTTAGAAGAGGCTTCCGAGGTATTTAGAGTGGTTCCTGGAAGAAACATGGTAAACTTTGGAATAAATTTAAATGGACATGGATCAATTGTGGTTGCTGACAACGTAGAGTTTATGAAAAATGTCAAGTATGTCGCAAGGTCTATACCTGAATATCAAGGTGGATATCTGTGGTATCCTAAGAAGGTAGGCAACGAGGTGGCATAAAACATGGTAAATGATCTTAAGCCAAATGCTGTCAAGTTTATAGCAAAGGAATCGGAGTCTAGAGAACAGTTGGAATATAACCTTGGAAGAATACAGCTTGAAATCGTTGGTTATTCAGAAGATGACTTTCACAAGAATTTTTATCCAAACCACTCTAAAGAGCGTCTAGCTGAACTATCAAAACGATTCTCCGAGATGGTGACAAAATATGAAACAAGAGCTGATTAAAGGTCTTGGGATCATGATTCATAACTGTGATTTTCCCGATTGTAAAAATCGGGTGCGCAGTGAAGGAACATGGCATCAAACCTGTTTTTTATGTCATCGAGATTTTTGTGATGAACATGGGAAAAAATTTACAATAGATAGCGGTGGTGTGTGGGACGATCCTACACAACTGTTCTTATGCTGTGAGTGCCTTGCAGCACCCAACGAAGATATGAAGGAATTTTTGAAGGCACACGAAGAATATGTTTGGATAAATAATGATCGCATATTTGAGTTAGAAGAAATTATGTCAAAGTACTTTATAAAGTATAGAAAGGAGATAGGAAATAATGGGACTTATTGAAACAACTATAGATGTATTTATTTGGTTAATAACGGCAATAATATCATTAGTTTTATATATAATGGCTGCGATTGGATTCGGGGCTCTAATACATATTGGCTGGAATCTTGTAGGATAGGAAGCCAATATTTTTTTTTCTTGGTTACGTTAACTATTAATCATTAATGTGTATATCAATAATTATAATTAATTGATGATCATGATATATGTTGCTACACTTTTTAAAAATAGTATTAAAAATGCATGGGATGTCCTAATGTCTTTGGATGCCATGAAACGATATCAACAGACTGAAAATGGTGGGGTTAAGGGCATTTTTTCCCACTTCCCACTATATAGAAAATGGGGGTGTTATATTTAGATACCGTAGTAAATGCCCTTATGCCGTATACTGATATTGATAATAGCATATAGCTATGCTATATATGAGCTATAGTTATAAATCATGATATAATGTAGAATAGAAGGGAAGGGAAAGTTATAAATAAGAATAAGGATTGGATACTATCAATGACTGATATCTTTGAGTATTTGGAAGCGTGTGGGTATCCAAGAGACACTTTAAATGGGGACCACGAAAAGGCGGTTAAAATTCTAATGGATTCTCATGCAAAACAAAGGGCCATCATACAAGCGAATACGGATACAGTAAAAGATAAGTTGATAGCAGAGCTTAAGGCAGATCTCGAATTCGCCAGAAAAGATAGGGACAATATATATGACAAGTATGAGAGTGCCTTGGATACATTCCTTTCCGCCCTTGAAATAAAGGAGGAAAAGATAAAAATTCTTCAAGGAGGCAGTTGCCTTGATTGAAGAAATTCTAATCCCTTATTGCGATTTCAATGATTGGAGGCAGTTAGTGGTTTATCGTGATTTTAGAGAGGGTTATGCCGACGAATTTATCTTAATTCGCGATACGGTATTAGATGACAGTGAATACCCAATCGATTCTAGGATCGAGGTGGTTACCAGTATCGGTATTAGCACTGGAACAGGAGACTCAATAACGGTTGAGATGAAGAGCACGGTATTTTGACACCACGACCGAAGGATTGATATACTGACATAGCATATTGTGTATTGGGTTGAAGTACATGGAAAACGAAAATTATGAGAAGATCGGAAAAGAGATGTATATCAACTTAGATATCTGCCCAATATGTCACACATTAATATACAATTATCGCACAAAAAACAATGCAGATATGTGGGTCACTGTATATGATGACATGAGCTTCCATAGATTTGGAAATCACAACAATTACGTAGCATGGCATGATTGCGTAGTTGATAAGAGAGAGTCTGAAATCAGAACCAGAAAGCACATCAACTGTATTAAGGTAGGTGAAAATATAAAGGAGATGACACCGAATCTCCTTCAGCAACAGGCATTGATGGTTGCATTAGGATATGGAAGGGTCCGGTCCACATTTAAGAAAGCGATGAAAACTCAGGCGTATGATTACATGAATGGTAATGGTAAGTATGCCAATCCATTTAGCCATCTTCAAGCCATATACATAGTATTAGGAAATGTATTTGGCACTGATTATAACGAGCATGTTGAAGTGCAGAACGCCGAAAGTCAGGAAAAGGCAAGAATAGTAATCATGACAAAGATAAACGAGTTAACTGATCGAATGGAAGATTATAGAAGCCTTGCAAACGAACCATTACTTTCTAACATATTGCGAGAGGATTACCAACGAAGAGCAGAGAAGACAAAAAACGAGATAGATATACTAGAATCGGAATTGAATCACATTTAACCGAAATCTATTTATAGTATCGTGATGAGAGTATGGTGTATGAAATGCTTGAAATGTGGTCACTGCTGCAAGTTTTATTCCGTGGTTATTGTTCTTGATCCTGATAAGATCAAGGGCAATTCCATAGGTGAAGAGGATGTAGACAACTTTGCTGTCCATGATGGAATGGGTGTGCCATGTCCACATCTGAGGGGCAACGAGGCAGGGAAATATTCCTGCGCAATACACGACAAACCGTGGTACGGGGAAACGCCATGCGCGCAGTTTGGACAAATTGAGTCCTCACCCGATGAGGATTGCCGTGTAGGTCGATATATTATGGAAAAGATGGGCGTGATTATCAATGATGAGCATATTAGTCATATCCATGCTCCTTAATTCGACAGCAAGTGGGATAGGTACCATCTCCCAAGATGTATCGGATGGGGATAATGATGCCATCCTAAACCTGAGCGGTCTTAATGCCGTTCTGAGCGAACATAGGATTGACTTGGAGCATGGGATAGTGCCGGAGGGATTCGCGTCTACCAAAAAGAGGAACAATGCCACACATATAATTAAGTTTAAATTGAACTAATTATTTTTGGAAGGAGTTAATTAAATTATGAATCATTGTTTTGACTATTATAATCCGTATCCATCATTTCGTACTGGACAATCGGAACAAATCAATAATGTTATTGATGCCTATAATAGTGGATATAAGGCATGCACATTGAAAGTGCCAACCGCTGGAGGAAAATCACTAACTGGTTATATACTTATGAACAAATTTGCCGAGGGGTATCTTGCTGAATACGATTTTAAGTCTAAATACGATAAGGATGCGCAGCTTCAGAGAGCTTTGTATACAACCCCACAAATAAATTTGGTTGAGCAACTTCGCGGGAATACTCTATTCAAGATGCCAGTTATTATTGGAAAGAGCAATTATGAGTGCTCAGTCTTTCATGGATATAATGCTGACGATTGTCCATATGAAAATTCAAAGTCGCCTCATGCTAAATGCAAATCATGTGTATACAAAATGGATAAGTATCTATTCAATAATAGTTGTATAGGAGCAGAGACATTCGATAGGTTCTATTTGGATGCTAATACACGGGCTAATACAAAGTTCCTATTTATCGATGAATCAGCAACACTGTTTGATTGTTTAGTTAGTAAAAGCGAGTTAAGACTCCCAGAAATAATAGTAGGTGAAGACGGTCTTTTCCAAGAACTAAACAAGTATTTCAAATTGATTGTTGAACGCACAATTTCTCTCAAAGAGACCTATGATAAGGCAAGAAAAGCTCTTGGAGATAGTACAGACAAGAAGCTAGCAAATGATGCAAAGCAGGCAAAGAGGGCATACAATGCCTCATATAATGAACAAAAACGAGTTGCAAACGTATTGAATTATTTAAATCGTTCGATACCATATGTTATATATGACAAGGAAGATATAATTTTTGATCGGAGCACAAAAGAAAAAACAAGCATCGTGAGAAAATATTTTAAATTATTGGATGCCAAGTATATATTTGAAGATATGATCACTGGAATGGATTTTGTAGTTTTAGCTAGCGGAACACCATCAAGTGAGTTGGTTGTACCAAATAAAATTAGGCATTGCTATATAAATATGCCTCACCCGATCGATGTCAGTCAAAGACTTGTATATTACCATAAGAATGTTGGTTCTGGTAAGGCAGCGTCTAGAAAAATTTCCGCACCAAATGCCGCATACAAGATCATGGAATTGCACAATAAATATAATAAACATACGATAGTCCACTGTGGGACATACGAATATGCTCAACTTATTTATAACGAGCTGACAGACTTGCATCCTAATGTGGTCTTGCAGAAAGAGGGACATCGAGAGGAATGTCTGAGCATGTGGCAGTCTATTCCAGACTCTATATTCCTTTCTGTGAAATTTACTGATGGTTTGGATTTAGCAGGGCCTGAATATCCAATTGGAATAATTGCGGGTCTTAATTTTCCAAATATTGGGGATGCTTGGATCTCAAAAAGGAACAAGCTTGACAATTCACAGTGGTACAATATACAAGTGGCAAATAGTATTATTCAAGCATGTGGACGTAACACAAGAAATGAAAAGGATTTTGGCGAAGTCCATATAATTGATAACAGTTTTGGAAGGCATTATGGACAGCATAAGAACTCTTACTATAATTATGACTGGTTCAAAGAGGCAATCAGGTATGTTCAATGAGAGAACAAAGAACAAGACCTTATTTTTTGAGGATTATTATGATACCTCGATTGATGAATTTGATACTACAGAAGAAGTTGATCAGTTTATTGAAAGTAAGACAGGAAAAAAACTAAAAGTGGTAAGAATTAAAACAAATATATTATAAATTGGTGATATTATGAATAAGGATGAAGTTGTATCGATGAGTAGATATGGATATGATGGGCTGACAATTCTCAAGCCCAATGAACAAATAATTAATTCAATAATAGCCATTTCAAATGGTAGAGGAAGGCTCCATGATTCTGGTTTTCCATACATACAGGTTTATGGAGAAACCGAGGATAAGGCCCTTGTAGATCTTGGGGTTCATGATCATATATGGTTTTATGAATGCGAGGATGTAAACATAGATAGTCTTGGAAAGAACATATTCAGATATTTTAGTCATCAGTGGAATGGAATGATGAAAATATGTTCCAAATTTATTCCATGTAGCACACTTATGATCGATGCAAAAAATATGCATATTAGGTAAGGAGAGATATAAAAACATGAAAGATATTATCCAAAACAGTTGCTCGGAGCTGCTATGCGATACGAGCATACATAATGTTGATAAGGCATTAGATCACTTTACAAAAATGTTTAAGAAGTATGGCTTTACATCGGAACCTGAACTTTCTAAAGATATGTTACAGGAATTGAAGTATGGCACCCTATTTTATGAAATGGGATATGCCGATTATAAAGAAAGGGAAGATCTAATCCCAGAAGTTACTGTATATGATATAGACGGCAATCGCGCCTCATTAGAATATGGAAGCAATGGATATCTACATACTGGATTTAGGGCAGACACTAACTGTGATCAGAGTGATTCTAGATGTTTCCCGATTTTAAATGCATTTGAAAAAGAAGGCGGGGAAATCATTGCCTGTGATGGTGGTTCTACGGATTGCTATGACGATTGGAAGCAAAATGGTGATAAAGCATGACATTAAAAATGATCGCTGTCTCATTATCTAATAAGTGCATTCGAGAGCCTAGATGTGAGTTTTGTTATGCAAAAAACGAACCGAAACGTGATGATTGGCAGTTAAAGTGGAAAATTAGGGATCTTGTTAAAGAAAACCCAAATGCTACGGTTTGTTTTGAATATAATGGGTATGGAATAAGAACAATATTTGACCTGTCCCGATATTATTGTAATGATCATACAATGACAATGACTACCATGCCTGAATGTATAAATGCTGGCTTCGTTGGAGCAATGAAAAATAATGGAATTAGTGCCATTTCTCTAAGTTTTAGTGGTGATTATTGGTTAGATCCAAAACGATATGCCAAGGAGTTGTGTGAATGGGAAGACGCGGCAAAAATAATCGTTAGTGCGGGGTTGCCAGTAGCTTGCAACTATTTGATTGCTAAAATACCATTCCGAGTCCCTGTCATGATTCTTGAACATGCAGCACAACTGAATTTGCTCACACTAAAACCGCACTCTGGATACAACGAGAGCGAGCTAGATTTTATTAAAGGGAAGATAGAGCATTACAAATTCGCTCTTAAGGTTGCCACGGATTCATGTTTGGGCGTACAACTTGGATATCTTGATAAGTGCAAACCAAATGAAGACTTTGTGCATGTAATGCCAAATGGGGATGTCAGTGGATGCTGTTTTGGTAATATGTGTTACATGTGGAGCAAACCCTAAATTTATTTTTTTGAAGATGTGATCTTTATGGAAAAACCAGACTATGAAAAGATTTCTAAACTTGAAAATGATATTGGAATCATGGAGAAGAAGAGATCCACAAAAAAGAAGGCTACGGGCGTGCCTATCGTAAAAAGGTCTATGAAGAAGTTACCGCCTGAAGAAAAACCCAAAAAAGAGTATCGAGGTAATCAACTCGATGAAAAAATTGAGTCTAAGGACAGGACCATTTTAAAGGTACCAGGGTCAGTCAATTATCCAACCACAATGCGAATAATTGATGCAATTAAGCGCCGATGTATTACCAATGATTCATATCAAGAGTTAATTTCGATCAGAAACCTTAGTGTATTTGATGTAGTTGTTATAGTTCCCGATTTCGATTTGGGTAGTATTACTGGATATGAAACAGGTATCGAAAACGGCAAACCATTCCGATATGTGTGATCTTAATGGAGGCAGAAATCGATGACCTTAAAAGAGAGAATGAGGGTCTAAAAAACTTAATAAAACTTCTAAAAATAATTTATGTATCAGGCGAAGTCCCTGAAACCATAAAGAAAATGAAACAATTAGAAGGTTGGTTGATAGACGAAAGAATCAAAAATGGTTTATCAAGGAAAGATGCCATCGACCAGCTTATTATAGAAAATAAACTATTAAATTGGAATGGCACTGCATGGAGCACTATCTTTTATGACAAAAATAAAGAGACCAAATTATGAACGAATAAAGGAGCTTGAACGGAAATTAGCTGTCTTGGATGCTGGAAAGAATTTAAGCTCTACAATCCGCAAGCAAATCGATGCAATAAGCCCAACAGTAAAAGAGATGGTCGAGTCTCCGCCTGTAAAATATCCAGTTCCAAAGGAAATAAAATCCAGCGGATCTCACGCATGTAAGTTTGGCAAAATTGCAGGACCGATCATGTACGGAAGCCCGACCGCTCTAGCAAATAACATTGTAGAGTTAGCATCTACTCCCACCCCATCGGATTTTATTTATCTTGGATTATGCAACTCAATTTCGAGATATGAGTTCTTTGGAGAGCCGTGGGGCGATGCGTTTTACTCTAGGGTCCGCGTCCCGAAAAACGCATTTGTACCTGTCACGAGGGATGGAAAACGGATGTGGACAAATGCCCATACTATTGAGTTTAATGGGGAGAATGCAGACGTATGGAAACCTCCAACCATTTTGATATTTAGTCATTCTGTCCGCAGTCGATATGATCCTTACCTAGAGCTGAATTATGCAACTTGCAACGAACTTTCCAAGAAATCAATATTGCCAAAGGAAATATATTTTGATGATAAATTCTACGAAAAGATATTTGGCAAACCTGAAAAAATCAAAGATGATGGAGTTTATTCGATCGAGGATTATACAAGTCTCAGGATGATGGACACCTTGTGGGATGAGGTGTCAAATGAAGAACACCATCAATATTTAAATTACCGTGGGGAAAAAGAGTCTGGAGCCATCACGTTTACATATGATGCATATTGATTGCGAAAGGTATTTATATTTGGTGTGTTCATAAACATTTGGGATATACATGTTTGGAAAACTAAGAGAATTCGCATCTAATATTTTTTCTGAAGAGGAAAAGGAGTTGACGCCAGTCGAAAAACTCGATTTGGCTTATGAACGACTATTAGAAATGAGATTAAAGGTTTTAGAATCACTCGATGGTTTTACTGAATCAAAGGTAAATTTAGAAAGTACAAAAAGCAGTCTCAAAGGAAAAATATTACAGCTTGAAGGGAAAGCAAAAATCGCAGTAGATACGGGAAAAGATGATGTCGCGAAGGCTTATATTGCAGATAAGTTGGTTCTGCAATCGCAAGTAAATTCAATAGATGAGTCTTTAAAAGAAATTGGGAAATGTGAGGACCGGTTTCTCATAAACGATAGTAAGATCCAAACAAAAATTGAAGTGCTGAAGGCGAAAAAAAGTGTATTATCTGTAAAATATGATATGAGTAAGGCCAGTGTCGGAATAAACGAAAGTGTAACTGGTATAAGTGATGGCCCCGATATCAATAATGCGATTCGCGATATCGAAGCGGAGATTGAAGAGCTTGACCTTAAATCTAAAGCAATTCAAGAGTTGGTTCAGAAGGGTGTATTGGACAATGTACTCGGAGACGTTTATGCAGCGGAAACTGCCCAAGTAACGAAGGAGTTCAACGAACTCAAATCAAAAGTAGGAGCTGAATAAGAATGTCATACTTTACGTTCGTGAATGTGGCCATTGCTACACTTTTATTATTTTTGATATATTTAATTAGTCACGCAGTATTCGTTATTGTACTTCCGTGGCAAATCCTTCTTATAGTAGGAGTTATATTAGTAGGGTTTGCATGGATGGTGACAAGAAAATGACAAGACTCGATAATGCGATGTTCTTTGTAATTGATATGTTCCGTGGGGAGACCGATAAGTTAGGGACGAGCCCTAAGTCTTTTCACTCTCTAAAAGTCATGATGAGTTTAGACACGGAGCCTGAGAGGGTAGTTGGTGCTTTGCATGACATTCCGGAAGATCTTGGTATCTCTATCAAGTTCTTGACGGATGCATTCAAGCTAAGCGAGTATGAAGCCGAGGCTCTGACCCTTCTCACACACAAAAAAGGTGAAAGATATCTTGATTATATCGCAAACATTGGGAAATCTGGAAACAGCATAGCAATAAATGTTAAATATGCGGACATCAAGCACAATAGCTCAGAGAAAAGGCTCAAAGGTCTGCCAAAGGATACTTATGACAGGCTCGTGAAAAAGTATTTAGGAGCGAGGGCAATACTCGATGCCTACAATATGAAATAAAAAATATTTTTTTTGATTTTTATCTTGGTCTTGACGATATTGCCGTTTTTATATCGCAAGTTGAACAATCGCCGCGACATGCCACCAGTGGGCACCCATATCCTCGATATGCTGTAACTTCGCCTGCCATCATATCGGATACTTCAGAAAAAGGTTGTGTTAGTTCCATTTTATTACTCCTTATTTTTATTAAAGAAGAACGAACTTACTTGATCAATGAAGTCAGCGATAGCATTTGCTGACACCATTTTATCCAGACCATCAGTTAGTTCTCGGTGTCCCAATATTATTTCAGGGCAACCAAGATTCATATTTCGTCTGCTAATCGGGCATTGGAAACATGAATCATCCTCAGAAGCGAGTTTTTCCATGACCTCGCACACCGGACATCTCTTTGATACTTCAATGCCCTTGCCTCTTGCCCTCCAGATGTCAGATGCTTCTTTAAGGGCTTCCATTATTGGCTCTCGATTCACGTCTAAGAAAAATCTCCTCATCTTTGAAACACCTTCGGACTACCCATAAGGGATGGGAGTATAAAAGCTTATTGGTGATATTAACCGAAACCGTTAAATAGTACTGCTATCATATATCATTTGCTGCATTACATGCGGCAAACTATTTTAGTTTGGTGATAAATTTGAAGGATAAAGAGGATATCGCAATCATCGGCATGATGGCAAGTGGAAAAACCACTATCGGGAAAAAGATCGCGAACGAATTGGGTTATACGTTTTTCGAAGAGAGCTTCGAGGGATGCCCGACATTGGAAGCCTTTTATCAAGATCCTGCGAATTGGGCGCTGGAAACAGAGGTTTGGTTTTTACTGGAGAAGGCTCGTCAACACAAACAAATTCGCGATTTTGCAGGAAGCACTATATGTGATTCCCCCATCCAAACATGTATCGGGGTGTTCATTCCGGCCATGTATGAGGACGGATTTTTATCACTAACTGAATATAATTTGTTGAATAATTTGTACGATGAATTTATTTCACAGTTGACACCAAAACCTGATAAGTTTATATATCTAAATTGTACAACGGAGACGTTAATGGATCGAATAAAAAAGAGAGGACGTTCCTTTGAACAAAATTGCAATGAATCGTATCTGGATTCTGCAATAAGAAATGTTAATAATCGTATAACCGGTCGTAGTGGGCTATTTAACCCTGTGCTGATCGTCGATGGAAACCAGTCAATTGATAATGTTATATGCGACATATTGGATGGGATGAAAAGTGGCAAGAAGAGAGTATAAATGTGAAAAATGTGGAAAAACAGACGTTAAATTATGGCGAGAATATGGATGTTTCTACCCTGATATTTTATGTTTGGATTGCACGCTAGATAAGGTGAGGCGTTCCGAGGTTGAAGGTTGGCGCAGCCCGTTTGAAGAGGGAAGGAGTGATCAGATAGGTTGGCATGTCGCATGTATTCCAGATGAGGAAGGAGTTGGGTGGTGGGGATATACATCAGTCCCTGAGCATTTGGTTAGATGGTGGTGGGCACTGCCTGATAGATAGGTGTTTTTTTCATGAAGATGCAGGTATTTGACATAAACTATAAATCCGATTATGATAGAAGTCCAATCATAAACATTTTTGGATGTGATGATAGTGGTAAATCCCAAAAAGTTTCGGTGGTTGGATTCAAGCCCTATTTTTATGTTCGCCCTCATCCAGACCACTTTGATGACGTGTTTATGAGGATAATGGATAGTAGCGAGGGGTTATACCTTGAAGAGGTACTTCGATTTCAACCAATTGGGTATCAATCAGAACCTTCAAGAATGATTAAAGTTACAGCGGTGTCTCCGAAAGACGTAAAACCGATGCGCGAAACACTGAGATTCAATCCTTATGTGCTCGATATTTATGAAGCCGATATTTTATTTAATAGTCGATTTTCAGCGGACACTGATATAACCGGCATGAGTTGGATTGATGTTCCTAAAGGCACGGTAAGAGCAGAAGAAATAAAAAAATTGGATAAGTCAGAGGAGTCCGAGTATAAAATATTGAGCATTGATATTGAATGTCTTGCACCGGAGGATGGAAGTTTCCCTATGTCTGAGAAAGATCCGATAAACTTGGTTAGTATGTCGTTTAATCGGGGATATAAAGGTATTAAAGATTTGGTTATTATCGCGAAGCCGGTAAAATGTGATCGCTCAGATGTTATTGCTGTCAATAATGAAAAAGAATTGCTAAAAACAATGCGAAATATAATCATTGATTATGATCCAGACATTGTTACAGGATTTAACATAAACGAGTTTGACTTTCCATATATTGATACAAGACTGAGAAAAAACTTGCTCGCGTGTGATTTTGGGCGGGACCATTCAGACTGGTATATCAGAAATGTGGGCATAAAGATTGATGTTACGATAGCAGGAAGAGCTGTAGTGGATACGTTGCCAATGGTTAGGAAAAACTTCAGTCTTGACAATTATAAGTTGAAGACCATCGCTAAGGAGTTGCTGCATTTAGAAAAGCTCGACGTTGAACCTAAAAAAATGAGGGAGTATTGGTTTGCTGAAGACGAGAGATTCACAGACTTTGTTAAATATTCGAGACGTGATGCCGTATTGGGTATGATGCTGCTTACTGATCTTGGGATGCTGGAAAAATACATTGCATTATCAAAGATCAGTGGGATTTTATTACAGACTGTCGTTTCTGGTGGACAGTCGGTAATGCTTGAATTTATGTTATTACAGCGATACAACCGCTTAAATCGGGTAATGGCCCTTAAGCCACAACTCTCTGAAGGCGATGATGACGATGAGTCAGAATTTGAAGGGGCCTACGTTTCTCAGCCAGAGGTAGGACTTCATGATCACCTGATATTAACCGATATGCAGAGCCTATACCCATCGGTAGTCATTTCAAACAATTTGTGTCCTACTACGGTTATAATGGATGAAGAGGTGCCTGATGGAAAATATCATGTTGATCCAAATGGTGGAAAATTTGTTAACAGTGATATACTCCCTGGAATACTTCCAAAGATGTTGGATGATGTCTTGAAGAAGAGAATCGAGACAAAAAAGCAAATGAAATTGGAAGTAGACGGGCACAAAAAACAAGTCCTTGATAGTATCCAGTATGCCTACAAAATTGTTATTAACAGCGCATACGGTTGGTGTGGATATAAAAGATCAAGGTTATTTAACCTCACTGTCGCAAGTGCGGTTACTGCATACGGTCGTCAAACGATTGATGGTGTGAGAAATGCGATTGAAGGAATTAAAGATCTACGTGTTAACGAAAACATATATAATTTTCATGTTATATATACGGACACGGATTCTGCTTATGTAGAAGTTACATCAGATGGAGAAATAACTCTAGACAACATAGATAAAGTAGGAAATACAGTAGCTGAAATAGTTTCTAAGCCGATGAAATACCCAATGAAACTTAACTATGAGGGGTATGCAAGACGTGCAATGTTCCTCGCAAAAAAACGTTATGCGATGTGGCTTCTGGAGAAGGGTCGAAATGGGGAAATAAAGGATAAAGTTAAGGCGAAGGGAATCGAAACTGTGAGAAGGGATTGGTGTAGGCTCACTGGCAACACCATGAGAAAGTGTCTTGATTTGATCTTAAAAGAGGGTAAAACCTCTGAGGCTGCACAATACGTCCTTGGTGTGATCTCTCGTTTACGGGTCTTTAACATAGATCTAGACGCAGATTTACTTGATGATTTAGCCCTCACAAGAAACTATCATAAAGATTCGCAGGGCTACACGAACCTGCCCGCACACATGAGACTCATCGATAGGATGAAAAAACGGGGGGACCAGATTCCCGGATTCGGTGATAGGATATCTTATTACATTGTTAGGGGTAGAGAGGATTTTGCTGAGCGGGCAGAGACGATTGAGTTTATTAAGAAGAACAATAGGCTTATTGACACCAACTACTATATAACCAAGCAAATAATTAAGCCATTGGCGAGAATATTTAATGCGTTAGACATAAATATGATGACAGGAGAAAGGAAAAAACATGAAAGAAATGTCTTTACTTTTGCAGGGGCCTTGCCTGTCGCGAGGCCACGGCAACCAATGAAAAAGAAGGAAGAACCAAAGGGCAAGACAATTGATGACATGTTTACAATGTTTAGAAAGAAGGGATGAATATGGTATCTAAAAATATTTTTTTTATGTCAATGAAATCAAGTGACAAAGAGGACTTCGGTGGAGATCGATGTCAATGTGGCGTGTGTTTGTATTGGGTAAAAATTTCAGGCACGGCACTTGGTCATTGTTACGAAAAGGGAAGAAAGAAGTTTGCTACAGATATAACGAACGAAAATCAATTATGTAATGAGGTGTATTAAAATGGTTAATGGAATGGTAGAAATCAAGCAGGAAACATTGGAAATTATATTGCATACGTTAGTCAGTGAACACGGGTTAATAGTAAGCGATGGGCCTGAAAATGAGAGATGGATGATTGATCATCACGAAGAGATTGATGACCTCGAAAAGGTATTGGGATATCAATGAAAAAAGAAATGGAGTACAAAACTCCAATTTTTAGAAGTGAGAAGATTGGTGAAGAGACTAAAATCGGCAGTTATAACTGCTGTGATGCGTGTGAACGTCCTCTTTCCGAATATGTTGAACTCGAAAATACCATATCTTTTCATAAAGAAACCGGAAGGCGTAGTCCCGTTAATATGTTTAATAGTTATACCACGGTTTCATATTTTGGAGGAAAATGTGCCCAATGTCATGGTATGTTTTGTGATGATTGTATAAAAAAATTGATGTCTATTAGTGAGGATTTTGGTGAGAATTGCGCTGGTTACATTTTATTGTGCAAGAATTGCATGGAAAACTTATCAGACGAATTAAAATCTATGCTCGAAAAACGCGAAAAATTGTCTAAGTTGTATGATGAGTATGGAAAACTTGAGGGAGAAATCTTGGATCAGTATCACGCCTATATAAAGTCCGGTGATGCCAAATGATGAGAAAAGAGTCAAAAACCGTTGAAGAAGAGGTCACGATCTACGTTTGTGATAATTGTGGATCAGAGTCGTTGTGTTTCACAACGCCTTGCATGATTTGTGGAAAAGATGTCTGCAAGGCATGCCGCCACGGTATAGATGCATACTGTTGCGATTTGAATAATAAGTATCCATCCTATAGTGGGGACTATCCAAGCGATAGAATTTGTAAGCAGTGCTGGAATGATGGTGTTGGATACCGTTCAAAAATTCAGGCTGTGAGAGACCAAGCAGAGAAGATGGAAGAAAAACTTTGGGAAGATTGGAAGAATGAGAAAAATTGTAAGTGAAACCAAAACAACAGAAAATGTATTCGTGACGTGCGATTTGTGTGGCTGTTGTACTACAAATTATTCACAAGGTTGTAGTATCTGTGGAAAAGATACCTGCCCAAGTTGTAGATATGGTATAGATGACAATTCTTATCTGGATGATAATTTTCCGTCATTTGATGGCGACTATCCGACATCCTACATTTGTAAAGAATGTTGGAATGAAGGAAAAGAATTTAGGGATATGATCATGGACATTAGGTGGGAAGCTGATTCAAAAGAAAATTCGGTATGGGATGAATGGAGGAAGCGGAAAAATGAGTGACATATTAAAGAATGCAGATGAGTTGGCATCGATTTGGAGAGAGTCGTATGCAGGCGATGCTATGATCCCGTTTGAAGAGTTTCATGCTGAGGGTATCAAAAAGAGCTTTTTTGAATTGCTCGATGAGGTTAAGAGGCTCAGGGAAGAAGTTAGTGACAAAAAGGAAGAAGTCGAGGATTGTAATGCAAGTGTTGATGCATATAAAGAAATGTTAAATAGAGTTGTTTCGTTGAAGGATCGCTATGGGATTTTGATTCGCGATCATGCTAGGGATAAGATTAAGCTAAAGGCTGAGCGAGATGATTTTGAGAAAAAATATTTGTGGATGTGTAATAATGCGGCAAATGAAAAACTCGATGGGTACAGGAAGCTGGGACAGCGAGCGGCTGATGCCGAAAATCGGTGTGATGAACTTGAAAGATTGTATGGTATGTCAAAACGTACTATCGGTAGGCTTAGTGCTTCTCAGCAATCACTATTAAGGGAAATTAGTTATTGGAAGGATGTCGCGACGGAGGAACACGCAAGAAGCATTCCAGCATGTTGTAAATACGATAGCATGGATGGAAAATGTGATATTACTTCTACCGGTGGGTGGTGTAGTGATTGTTCTCAGCCCAATAAGATTCGCGAACGCGCACGAACAGAATTAATGAAGTCGTATAATGCTGGTTTTTTGGCATATATACCAAAGATGCCTTACAGACCGCCATTACCAAAACGATACTTTGCTGATATGCTAGAAGAGGAATTGGATGAGTGAGTGAAATAATACCGAAAAGTATAAATACTAGATGTGATATCTAGGTATTGTGCGGTGTGATGTCACCGCCTCGCCCAGATGGTCTAGTTAGGTCCATGACGCCAAAATTTCTGAGCTAGATATTCTCTTACATTTAATGATGTAGGTAGTGAATAGTTCAGTTACTCCTTTTTGGAAGGGGAAACTTGGGTTCAAATCCCAATCTGGGCATCGTCTCTAAGCAGTGAAGTTATCGGCTACTTCTGGTAAATACAACAACGCTCCCTGTAGAGGTGCAGGGACAATATATATTTAAGTGATGCTGATAGCGATTATTCTCTTTGAGACACATAATTTTTGTTGTGGAGCAGAAGCGCGATAGGCTCAGCGCAACTAACACCGTGGCAGCAATTCTCTGATCAAATCGGTAGTGAATGCCACAGTTACTTCTTGCCGAAAAAAGAAATGGGAGAGTTCGAATCTCTCTCTGCTCCTTATTATAATATTTGAGGTTGTTATGAAAGCACCGGATTATGAACATATTAAAGAACTCGAAGTTGCGATAGATCGTATTATTAATCGTAATAATCGTATGATCATGGCGCGAAAAATGGAATCAAGTTGCGAAGCAGCGGCTAGTCTTTCTCTCACGGCTGGGATTTTAGAAACTCACGTTGGTAGATATTGTGCAATTCCTGAAATTCATAATAATGATGCGGCAGTCACAGAATCTAAATCAGATTCAAATAGGAGTGTATCGTATGGGTTTGATTATGTTACTGGATGTCATGGTTTCTCAAGTTATGACATATGTTTCCAGCTAACAAATGACATGGATGATATCATTAGATCTGTCCTTGCACCCAATGAATATGATTATAGTTATTGGAAATCCCATAGAATGGGATTCACGTCTCTGCCTTCATCATCAAATGACAATGGCATGACATGGAAAAATTGTAACGAATTTAAATTCAAATCTCTTCATCGAAAGCCTAGTTAAAACGAAATGCTTAAATAGTTGTAAGATAACAGATGTTTGCTCGGTTAGCTCAGTCTGGTAGAGCGTCCGATTATGAGGCCGTATTCGAAATTTAGTTTATCCTCCTAGATTAGGTGGTATTGCAGAGTACGGATACTTCTTGAGGATCAGAAGGTCGCCGGTTCAAATCCGGCACCGAGCCTTGCGGTGAAATATCCGCGATAAAACGTGGGGTAGTGCAGAGAGCGAATACATCTTTCGCTAAAAAGGACCATCGCTCTCGACTCTTCTCCTCATGGTGATAATTATGGGATACTTAAATCCGACAAAAAAGATAGAAGACACAAGCCACCTTAACTTTATGGGTGGAAGATCATACGACATCAATGATCCTGTATTGAGATTGAAAGTAGCGGCAGCTTCGTCATTCTTTGGTGAGCCAATGTATTACCATCGCGATGAGGAAGATAAGAGGAAGGTAAAGTTTAATCCAATATCGAGGCTCGACGACCGTCAGGTAGAACATCTGAGAAAAACGTTGGATGCTAAAGATCCTCGCGAGTGGCGTGGGATGACCCCAAAGACTTTGATGGAATCTGCTATCGATGCAGCTTTGAAGCACGATCCAATTGCTACACTGGAGCTTGCTATTCAATTGAGGCATGTTGATAATATCAGAGTCACTCCTCAAGTAATTCTTGTAAGAGCTGCTAAGTTGCTGAAGGGCACCGGAGCTATCAGAGATTATGGTGCTGGAATTGTTAAGAGGTTAGACGAGCCTGCTATTGGTCTAGCGTACCAATTGAGTGAATTTGGAAAGCCAATACCAAACTCCCTAAAGAGGCTTTGGAAGGATAAGTTAGAGGAAGCTGATGCTCCTTACCTCGCGAAATATCAGTTGGAAAACAGGTTTGTAAAAACCAAGGATGTTATCAAATTGGTTCATCCAAAATCAGATGCAGTTGATATATTCATGAAGGGTGAAGTTACCAATGATGGCAATACATGGGAAGCAATTGTTTCTAAGGGAGGATCAAATACCGAGAGTTGGACAAAAGCAGTAGGCATCATGCAACATATGGGAATATTGAGAAATTTGTCCAACCTAGTTAAGCATAAAGTGGACCCAAAATTATATGTGGATAAACTAATTGGTGGGGTAGCTGGTGGTCGTCAGTTGCCGTTCCGGTATCTTTCAGCATATAATGCAATTGAAAAGATTGCGCCGCCATCAGTCTTAGATGCCCTTGAATCATGTATGGAGAAGGCCATTGAGAACGTGCCTACATTCGCTGGCAGAACAATGTCCCTATGTGATAACTCAGGGTCCGCTAGAAATACCACAACATCTTCAATGGGTACCATGAGAATGTCAAAGATTGCCAATCTGAGCGCGGTAATTACTGGAAAGGTATCTGATGAAGGTTATATTGGTGTGTTTGGGGATAGGTTGGCAACTGCCGCTATTCGCAAGAAGGCATCAATATTCGATCAAGTAAAGGATGCTGATCAGGCCGGTTCCAAAGTGGGGCAATCCACTGAAAATGGTATTTGGTTGTTTTGGAAAAACGCAATCAGTAACAAGGAACATTGGGATAACGTATTCGTTTATTCTGATATGCAGGCGGGGCATGGGGGCCTATATGGTATAGATCCAAGCGAGTATCGTGACTATCAGTGGTTTGGTACACGAAATATTGACGTGCCAAAGTTAATTGCGCAGTATCGAAACAAAGTTAATTCAAATGTTAACGTGTTTTTGGTGCAGGTCGCTGGATATCAGGATACAATCATACCAGAGTTTTATAATAAGACTTATATATTGGGTGGTTGGTCCGCTGGAGTGTTGAACTTTGCTCATTCGATGATCGAGAGCAACCAACACTAATTTTTCTATTTTTTTCCGAAACCTTTTTATACTACTTTTTCTATATCCATTTCTCATGATAATAACATGTAGAGCATGCAATCGAATTATTTTTGTTGATACCAATTCTGTTGTAAAATCAGGAGACGTAGGACTATTTTTCAATACTTTTATGTGTCCTGCTTGTCAAAATGAGTTTGATATTCAGTGCTCGGAAGGCATTTATACTAGATACAAATTGAGAAAGATGTTTCCTGAGATGTATTGCTGGAAAAATGAAGATGGTACCTATGATAGATAAGTGTAAAATTTGTGGAAACGATACGACTATAATCGCGATTGCCGAAAGGTTTAAATAGTTTGTTTGCCTTTCGATATTGAAAATAATATTTTGGTGAGTAATAATGGATGCGATAAATAATATAAGCAAGGAAGACATGCTAACTTTATATCATAAGTTAGGGTCGTTTGAAGAATGTGCAAAGAAGGTCAAGTGCAGTGCTCGCGCATGGGCTCAGCGTTGGGCAGTTTTGAATTGTGAAGATTTGATTGGATGTAAAGATTTTATGGACCCATGCATTAAACCAGCTCGCGGCGAGGGTCATGTAAATGCGAATTCATATCCAAAGAAAAAAGTAGCATCAGGAAAGTGCAAATGTACTAATTGCAATTGTGATAAAGAGGTTCTTATGCCGGTTTCAGACTCAGGTGGATGGGCAAATCCTGTTTCCTTGAATGGGACGTGTAATACATATTCAACCCTTATTAGCAAGTATATTAATAAAGAAAATGCCACTGTTGTACCCAAAGACGAATCAGAATGTAGAGAGTTTTGGGAGAAAGAAGCCACCCCTCTGAAGAGTGAGTATGACCCCAGCTCTGAGCGATATGAAATTGCCTTCATCTCAGACATGCATTTTGGTTCAACACATCAACAGTTAAATGTGTTAAATAATTTCGTTGAATTATGCTACGAAAGGGATATTAGGACACTCTTAAACGCCGGTGATATATCTGAGGGCCTGATGCCAAGGGTAGGCGCAAAAAATGATAGATTTTTGCATGTTATCGACGATTTGACCGATTATTGCGTTGAAAATTTGCCAGATGGGTTTGATATTAATGCATTCATACTCGGAAATCATGATGATTCGATGGGTACTAGGTGTGACGGATTTGATATTGGTAAGGCAGTCGAAATGGCCCGTGGTGATTTGACATATTTGAAGTCAAATACTTTGCCGGACATGGTAAAGGTTGACGGCGGAATAAATGTTCAACTGTTTCATGGCACGGGCGGATGTACTAAATTTAGATCAACCAGAACTCAAAATAAGACATTTGAGTTGATGGCAATGTCAAGGCAACCTGATATTATCGCATTTGGCCACTGTCATCTTACGAGCATGATCCCTAGATATTGTGGTACTTATGTCTATGGTTTGGGGTGTTTCCAATCACAAACAAAGTACCTCGCGGACAAAATGATGGAACCTGATATCTGTGGCCTTATTGTAGGTTATAATATTAATGAGACCACGGGAAAGATGGTCAACGTTAGCTCTGAATTTGTTTATGCTGAAGAACTTGGCGGAATTCACAAAAACGATTTCATCTAACCTTTTTACTTTTTACAGCATTAGTACAATTGCTAGGAGGTTATTAAATTAAGAAGAGATCAGTACCGTTATTAGAACTAGCAAATACGACTAAAACCGATATGCTAAAGATTTATGCAAAATGTGGTGGAAAGTTTATAGATTGTGCGAAATCGATAAAGGTATCAAAGACCGCGTGGACAAAAAGGTGGTATGACATCGGTCTTAAAAAACCAGACATGTCGTTGAACTGGAAGATATCAGACGAAAATTATGATCAGGTTGCTATAATAAGCGATCTCCACTTAGGAAATTTTTACCAACAGAGAAAATGCATAAATAATTTCATAAAAATTTGTAAAGAAAGATCGATAGATACACTGCTTTGTGGTGGGGATATAACAGATGGTATGATGAACTACCCAAGCCACGAGAAAGAGAGGTTCTTACACTCTCCATATTCTTATGAAGAGTACTGTGAGGATAATTATCCTGATGGTTTTAAAAATAATTGTATTATATCAGGAAATCATGACAATAGCCTCACTGCATATGAAAACAGCAGTTATGATTTTTGTAGAAGTTTATCTAAGGTCAGAAAGGATCTGATCTATCATAAAGCCGGTGATGATAACGTTACCAAGGCGTTTGACGTGGCTGGCGGCGTAAAAATTTTGCTTTATCATGGAAGCAATTGCGCGAATCCTGCAATCGGGCAAAAACGCGAACCGAGGCTTCAACAAAAGACGGCAGAAATGCTATCAAACGATAGCAAATTTAACATTGCTATCTATGGGCATTGTCATAGAAGGTGTACAACGAATTTCATGGAAAAATATATTCTTGGAGTTGGATGTTTCATTGCTGATACCCCATATCAAGTTGATCGGGGAACGCATGGAGATATATGTGGATTAATATTAAAATATGCTTCTAATAAAGGTGAGGTCACAGCAATGGAGGCCGAGTATATAACACTAGAGAGTTTGGGCGGCATTCGACGGAGGGACTTTTAAATGATAACAATTCATCGAGAGGAAATAAAAATACCATCTGGAATATTCGAAGTTATTATTTTGGATGAAGAGTGCGAAGATTTTAGGTATGATAATATATGATAATAAGAGATTCAAATTTTTTTGGAACAAAGGAAACCGATCATGGGAGATATTACTATCTGAAGAATGATCCAAATACATTGTTTCCAAGTGTGTCAACAGTTGTTAAAGGGAGTAATAAGTCGGGTGGGTGGTGTTCACCATATGCAGCGATTGGAAGCATTGTACACTGGCGAATCTTGAAATGCTATGCTGATAGACAGTTGCCAAGGCCCACGGACCCAATATATAAGATGGCCCCAGACGAGGCCCGCAGGAGAATCGAGGCTTGCGTCGCGATGTGGGACAAACTCCAGTTGAAGATAAAACCGATATGCGTAGAAACCGCACTATTTTCCGATGATCCGAGGATTGCGGGTAGAATGGACATGTTTTGCAGACTGGATGGCAAGAGGACTCTTCTCGATATCAAGACGGGAAAGGAGTATAAAGAAAACTATACACAAACCTCAGCCTATGTACACATGTTGAAGTGGGCAGTCGATCAGGCAGCTCTCGTTTATCTAGATGCTGATTTGACTAGAAACCCTGAGCAGCTAGGAAGAGTTAAGATCATAGAAAAGGGTGAGCTGAAAGAACACTTCGATGTTTTTAGAAATAAATACCTCGACTTTGAGATGCCAGAAGCAATTTAAAACAGGTGGCAGTGATTGGGAGGGGATTGGTGTAGCATTGACCAATCACATCACTGCCAATTACACTTATAGAACATTATTCTATTTACAGTTTTCGGTCGGAGGTAATATCAATGGTAAGCAAAGACGAATTGAGAGAGTATCATAAAAAATATTATATAAAAAACAAAGAAAAACTGATGGAATATAGTAAGAAATACAATGAAGAAAACAAGGAAAAACGGGCAGCATACAAAAAAGAATACGATTTGAAAAATAAGGAAGAAATATTAATAAAGGCAAAAGAATACCGTTTGAAAAATAAGGAAAAAATATCCGCATAAAGGAAAGAACATCGTCTAGCAAATGCTGATTGTTTAGAATACAAAGAGCATCTAAAAGAGAGACAAAAAAAGTTCTATTTAAACCATAGAGAGGAGTTGCTGGAAAAGAACAAAGCATATCGTTCAAAAAACAAAGAAAAACTGGCAGAAAATTACAAGGAATACTACTTAAAAAACAAAGAAATTGTAAAAGAAAAAAATAAGAAATATTATGCTGATAACAAAGAGAAAATAAAGGATCGGAACAAGGAATCACGAAAGATATATTATAGTAATATCGAGAACAGGAATAAAAAAAAGGTATATAACGATAGGTACTATAAAGAACATTGTGGTGATATGAAAAAAAGCAAAGGTAAGTGTCCTCAATGTGGGGTTGTGTTTGATGCTTGGTCAGAGAAATCAAAATTTTGTTCTAAAGCATGCAGTAGTAAATACAGGAGTGGTTCAAAGTCTCCAAGTTGGAAAGGGGGAATATCATTTGAACCTTATTGCCCACTGTTTAACAAAAATTTAAAGATGCGTGTTAGGGAATTTTTCGATAATCAATGTGTAATTTGTTCGCGATCTAAAGAAGAAAACGATAACAAGAACCTTTCTGTGCATCATGTAGAATACAACAAAAACGCATGTTGTGATGGCAAAAGAGTGCATTTTGCAGCACTGTGTGGAAAATGCCATTCGAAGACTAATCATGACAGGGAGCGTTGGGAAGCCATGCTGCACCGAATAATTGATGAAATTTATGATGGAAAGTCCTATTATGGGAAAGAAGAATGGGATTACATTTGTCAAGAAGTTGGGTAGGTTAAGCCAACTACAGGCAACATTTCCTTCACCATTTTCGGTTTGGGGGAGTGAGGGAATTTTTGCCTTCGCGAGAAGATGGGCAAAAATTCGCGAACGACAAACTATTTATATTATAACCATATCTTCAGGTATGGAGTGTTTTTATGTGTGATTCGCAAAAGGAAGTAATCAAGTTCTACATAAGAGAGAAACCGTATGGCTTTTTAAGTAATTTCTGGAGACACCGACAATTTATCGGTGGTGTTTACTTCGATACGAATGAGCACTATTATCAGTCTCAGAAGGCCAGACGAGAGGACGTTGCTACGTGGATTAAGGATGCGCCGACACCTACCCTCGCGATGGTTGCAGGAAGGACATTATCAGAAAACGAAGTTGCTCCTAATTGGGAAACCGAGAAGAATGATGTTATGCTACGTGGTTTGAGGGCAAAGTTTTCTGATCCCAGTCTAAAACTTATGCTGGACTGGACAGGGGACGCAATTTTGATTGAGGACTCCCCTACGGACATGTATTGGGGCGGGGCCTTAACTGGAAGTAAGAATATGCTTGGTCAATTGTTAATGGAGGTCAGGCATGAAAACCGAATCTAATAATGAAAACATGGTTCCTTGGTATGTATATGACTTTTTGAGGGCTATTAGAGCGCGTTTGATGATAAAATTAAGTGAGGAAGGGCATGGCCTTTCTGAATATGATCCATTTGGGAGTACTGGAAAGACGTTCAATAATGATACTTTTGAAGTTTATCCAAATGGGTTCAAGTACGATGATTTTGAAGTGTCTTGGGATGGATATTTCGGAAACAAGATGTCACAAAATCGTTTTATCGATACATACGATGCGTGCCTTATGCTCGATGACTGTATTGACTCTTTGAACATGACGCCTACTTTGTGGGTTTGTTGGTGCAACGCCTGTGGAACTACGATTTCTTATCGCGGGGCAGTGCCCGATAATTTTATTTGTGCATGTAAAAACGATAACAAGCACGAAATTAGTTACCAAGATTGGTGATATTTGAATATCACCGAAACCTTTTTAAACAATGCACGTATTTAGGGATATACAGTTTTTGGAGTGTTTTAGTAATGAAAGTGAAAGTAAAAGAGTTGGTTGATTTCCTTAATAAAGTCACAATTAACGGGGCAATTGATGACATCTTGATGGTATTTGAGAAGGATGGACTCACGATTAATGCCAAGGATATTGCTGCTACTGGTGCTGTTCGTGGACTTCTGAAGAGAGAGGGGAATTTTCAGAGTTATCAAGAAATGGAAGTCCCTATTGGTGATACGTCGAGATTGATTGTCATTCTTAAGATGATAGAAGGGAATGCAGAGTTATTGATTGAAAATAATGTATTTAGAGTAGTAGGACAAAACGGTGTTAGTGGACACATTATAATGGTCGATAAGAAGTTTGTAAAATCTGCCTTTCCCGCTGAGAAGTGGCCTGATCTTGGATATGACACTGGTTTTGTTGTTGATGCTAAGATTTTTGATAATGCGAGAAAGGCGGTCGCTGAATTGACAAAGAAAAATCCAAAGGATGAATCGGGAAAACAGATATTGGCTAGCTGCCGCGATGGGTCATTTTCGCTTACTGTTGGGGAAAGCGCAAACAGTGACCGTATTGAAATTGGTGGTGAGAAGGCTTCGTACAAGGATGCCGTTGCTACATATGGGGCCGTTTTGTTGGAATTTTCTGTTGTGATGAAGGGGGATCTTATGATTTCTTTCGATAATAATTATCCCATGCTGGTTGTTAGTGAGAATGAAGGTGGATTTGTTGAGTGGTTCGTGTCACCAATTCTTCCAAAGGAGGAATGAGAATGTCTAAAAAATTATTGACAGAAGAGTATAGGCCCAAGGAAGTTAAAGATATAATTGGTCTGGGCAAGCTCAATTTTAAAATTGATCAAGAGCTTCCACATTTACTTTTGTATGGTTCCGCTGGTACCGGTAAAACGACGCTCGCGAGGATCATAATAAAGGAACTCGGTTGCGATTTTAAGGAATTGAATGCCAGCGACGAGCGGGGCATTGATACGGTAAGGTCTCAGGTAAATAAGTTCGCGACCACTCAAAGTATGGATGGAAAAATTAAGGTTATATTTTTGGATGAGGCTGATGCACTTACACCTGATGCTCAAAACTCATTAAGAAATACAATGGAAAAGTATGTGAGTAACTGTCGGTTTATATTAACCTGTAATGATATTTCTAAGATAATAGATCCTATTCAGTCGAGGTGCTCAAAGATCGAGTTCGGGAATAATATCAAGCCTGAAGACGTTGTGAATCGTCTCGTATATATTTGCGAAAGTGAGAAGATTCCATTTGAAAAAGAAGCACTGATTAAAATCGCAGATATGTGCGGTAATGACGTTAGACAGTGTATTAACATTGTTCAACAAAATAAAGAGAGCGGGGTAACCCTTGATAGGCTGAAGATCGAAACACGATTGGCATCAGAAATATATGCAGAGCTGGAAAAGGGTAACTTTGACATCGCAAGGTCTATATACTTGGAAGAGAAACCAGATAGCAAACTTCTTCTCAAAGGGTTATTTGATATTGCTATCGAGTCTAAAGAGAATATTAATGTAAAGAGGAAGTGTGTTCATGCCATTGCAAGAGGATTGAATAACATTCGGTTTGCCGCATGGCCATATATAGAAGTTGAAGATGTGTTCTTGTATGTCATTGAGGCGCTTGAATAATGTTTAATAACTTTAAAAGTTTGCGTGCTGGAGATCTTAAAAACGTTGATGATGGGATGGCCTATCCCCTTTTGAGATGGTGTTCTGGTTCACAAATAGACTTACATTGGTGTGCGGAAGTAAATCAGTTATTCTTTGGAACTCCAAATGATGTCATATTGGGTTTACTTTACTGTGGATTGAAAGATAGTTCCAAATATATACCATATCCAAAGGCTAAGAAAGAGAAAGAAGACAAGGTATTTGAGTTAAAAAAGTCTTTACTGATGCGGTATTATGGTTGGGGTCTGAGTGAATTTGAAAAGAACCTAAGCATTTTAGAATTCGTTGACTTTGAAGAGATCGCGATAGGTCTTGGCTGCAACGAGAAGGAAAGAAAGGCATTAGGATTGCCTATAATGAAGTTGGCTAAAATCAAGTATAAGGAAGAGCCTGATGCATCAAAACCAAAAAAGAAAACAATATTTGAATTTGGAAAGTGATAATTAATGTACGATGATATTGAAAAAATAAGGTCGTTGCTTGATGATATTGAATACGAAATGGAAGAAAAAGAGTCGGAGATAGAAGATCTGAAAGCAGAGCTGGATGATGCTTATGGTACAATTGATGATCTTGAAGCGGAAATTGAAGAACTTCGAGACGAGTTAGATGAGTTGGACTCTGGTGAGGATAATAATAGTATAAGTATCCGTGGTGAGTAAAGGTGGATCTATCAGACGTTATTAGGGATCAGAGAAAGCTTGGAAAAAGTGCTGAGCAATTACAATCTGATATAGAGTTGATTCAAGCAGTGAAGTCCGTTCCTGAACTTGATTCTTTTAGAAAATTTGTAAATAGTCTTATTGATGAAAGGATCGCAGATGTCTTAAGTACGGTAGATATCAAGGAAGAAGTTGACTTACAACAACAGGCAGAGGTACAAGCTGCCGGAATAATTAATAGGTTTGGTGTCGTTTCTTGCGATGAAATTGCCCACCAAATCGAGCTTGATATTAACAAGTTTAGGTGTTATGTTCCTGAGTCGAAGAACGAGGCACTTGAATTTTTTTCGGATGCCAAAAAAGAAGCATGGGCAGACGCGATTGATATCGTTTTTGATGCTAGAATTAAAAGAGAAATGGTTGAAACTGTGTTGAATATTCTAGTAAGGAACGGAACTCTCGCAAAATGTGTTGTACAGAAGGGTTCAAAAAATATGACATTGTATTGGATAGACGATGAGTAGGAAGTTTTATTATGGAAAAAAAATACTATCAGTCAGATAAATTAATAGATAGGATAGACTGGAAAAATATCATGCCAATGAGTAGATATGCCGGTGGGCATGATATGCAAATGGTTGGACTTCTCGAAAATGTTAAAGTTCTTGGACATTGGAACGAGGGAGATTGGCAAGGCAGTGTTGCTACATGTGTTCAGCTAAAAGATACCGAAGAGGTCGTTATTTATAACGATTATTATGGTTCGTGTTCTGGGTGTGATGCGTGGGACGGTGCATCCGATGAAGACATTGAAAGAATGTGTAAACAACTTGCAGCGGGAGCATACATATTCAATAACTTGGACGACTGTAAGGCATTTTTGGCTGATGAGGTTGATCTAAAGACTGATTTTGATTGGGATTATGATATTCGCGAAGGGTTGCTTTTATCTATTATAAATGGTGATACTTATTGAAAATATCACCATTTAATTTTGTTGAGGACACTGATTTTCACAATGCGTGGGCATCTGCAATAAAGTTTGTTATGAAAAACAAGTTTGAAATTATATTTGGTGATAAGGAAAACCCGAAGCGAGCATACGATTCTAAGCATTTGATTATTTTAACTGGTCATGCTATCAAGCAGGTTAAAGACGGCGAAGTGCATCCGTGTTTTCCGTTTAAAATGGTCGATCAGTATTCAAATGAATTATCGTGGGAGTTTTATAATAAATATGTAAATAAGCCTGACATCGAAAAATTTGATTATCTCTATTTTGAAAGATTAGCTCTCTACGGTTTGGACATTTGTGGCAAAAATATCGATCAATTGGAATATATGCGGGAAAATCTTAAGGAACAAATTGATAGCAATGTGATTTCGAATAGAGCAATGGCCATAACATGGAAACCTGAAATAGACTGTGATCATAGTGAGACACCATGCTTGCAAAAAATACAGGTCAGATATTGTGGAAATCAAAGGGTAGATGTCCAATTGGATTGGAGAAGCAGGGATCTCTTTGGCGCATGGCAAGTTAATATAATTGGCCTTGTTAGAATGCTTTATCGTTATGTATTGAGTCCTAACGAATGTGAGATTCATAGGTTGACTGATATCAGTTTCTCTTCACATATTTATTCGTATGATTGGGCAAATGCGCAAAACGTTGAAATTTTATCAGTGAATCCAATGTTTTTTGGCAGGTAATTAATATGATATATGATATAATTTGTGGAATATTGTATTTCATTTTGTTATTGATCGTGATGATCTTGCATTTTGTGATAGCTATTACTGGCATTTTTTTGTGTTGTGCTGGAATCGTGATGGCGAGTAAATTTCAGTTTGGTGAATCGATTTTGTGTTTATTAGGTGCTGGGGTTCTTGTATATGTTCAAGGTTATTTAATTAAACATGGGTGGTATTAAGTATGAAAAATGCTATTATGTTATGTTTGTTTTTTGCAGTTTCTGTGTCTCCTGTTATTGCCGTTACCGGTGGTAGTAGTGATGAAAACAGTTTCATAGGTATGGTCTCATTTGAAGAATTGCTTGGGAAGTATGTTTATTTTTATGGTGATCAATTCTATGGTGGGAAGGTTCTCGATGTAATTGGTTCATTTGTATTACTTGAACATAATTATAAAAATCGATATACTAATATTGGTTTGGATCACTCATTTGTTTTATTTAATAATTCTAGTGAATATGAGAAACAAGTGGCGCAAGATAAAACTCGTGGGTGGTACTTTTGACCGAAACCTTTTTATAGTTGATTGACACATTAAAATTTCCAGATGTGTTATAAATTTACTGATGATATCTGGAATGATACTTACCCATTGGGTTATAAACTTTTTTTGAAATGTTACAAGCATAGTCTACTGTCTCTGCATATGGGATTTTTAAAGAGGATGAGACGACATAAGAACTTTCCTCATAGTGGTAACTTTTTTCCTATTTTTGATTTGATTAGTGGCGATATTGTTATTGGATACCGTTTTTCCGTCATTTCTGAAAATAGTGTTCGCGCACAGTCATTTGACGGAACTAACAATAGTTATGAATATTTTGATAGCATTGATGATTCTTGGAAATTTTTGGAATCAAAAATTGAAAAATGCGTTAAACATGTTGATTGTCGATAGCAATGTTTATATAGTAGTTGATCGTATCTATGTATTAGTAAATAAAATTTGGGTGAAATAATGACACTGAGATAGAAATTTACGGTCGGGGATAATTATGAGGCGCAGAAAATTGTATGATCGTTCGCGTTGTAGGCGATGTGGTGAAATCCTTACAAAGGAAAATGCGTATAGCCGAAAGGACACATATAATAAGTTGCATATCTATTGTAAAACGTGTTATTTGGCGATACAAAAGGAACGTAACGAAGACATTCAAAACAAAGGAAAAAAGTATACAACTTTAGTAAGAAATGGATCATATAAAGCTGTCAGAGTTTATTTTGATTCGATTGACGAAAAACGGGAGTTTATTCGCGGACGAAAGTCATTAGCAAAATGGTATAGAAGTAATGATAGTCCGAGCACTAATGTCGGGTGCAAGGCATCCCTCGGAGATCCAGATTTTTGTGATGAGTGCGGTGGAATAATGAGATATGATGATCGGGGCATGCTATATTGTGAAAGGTGTGGTCTGGTTGCTGATGGCGTGCCTTTCTATAGAGAAAATTTATCCAATATGCTCAAGGGAAGGCATGCATGGTTTGGAACGCAAGCCGATAGTCAAATAGTTGATATTTATTATAATAAAGGATATAGTTAAGGATTGATAATAATGTTTAATTCAGTGGGAAAGGCAATAGGAAAGTGGATTTTTGATTCACTGAACGATCCAAGTTGTGATAATTGTATGAATTATTGCAAGGATGAAGATGGCGAAATGGAAGAAGAGTGTGCCTGTGGATGCAATTGTGGAGAAGCTGGGCCTCATGATATTTCAGATGACGAAAAACAGAAGATGATTGATAATTGGATACCCCCTGCAAGATATTGTGTAAGGGCCGCTGGTCAGGACTACTGGTGTGATGATGTTAAGCCAAACCCGCTATTGGGATGGGACTTGTTTTGGACCCAAAAAATAGCTGGTAAGGATCATGGAGTGACTTGTACTATTTATGATGTGGGTGTTGCTATAGTTGATTATGAAACTCCGACTACTAAAGAAGTATTTGCCCATATAAAGCAACAGTCATTTGAATATGCGATGGAACAAGCACAAGCAGCAAAAACTATCCAAGAGGCAAATCAGGGTTCTGGCAGTAAAAAGTTACCGGAGGATGTTAATTTTGCTAGCTACGGGTAGGAAAGTGAAATGTAATGTATGTATTTTTCAGAGAGTTAACGGACAATGAGATATCGGAATTAGATCCTGATATCGATTTTGTTCTAATTCTTTGGACAGAAGAAAATTGGCAAGCCTTATTTTCTTCTGATGTCAGTTTTGAACCAATTTCAGGCATATGATTTTTTAGTGCCTATATTAAAATATTTGGAGTGTATTAAAAATGTGCAAAAGCTTAGTTACTCTAGAGGTATATGATAATGAACGCATCGCGTTTAGTGTGTTTGAAAACCTTAAGAACGAAACCGGATTATCATGGTCAATGTATAAGAAAGCGCCTGATGAGTACGGTCACACATTATATGAAATTTATGGAATGTTTGATTTGTGTGATGTCGAATGTGCGAGATATGCCGTTAATAATGAGACCGAGGCTTTTGGGTTGTGATTGAATGACATCTATTTATTTTTGTAAGTTATGTGATTTTGAATGTGGTCGTAATCGTGACATAGAAAACCATTTGATTTATGCTCATGGTAGTGAACTTATTGGAATATTTGAAGTGAATGATGACGAATTTGTTGTTATTCCTAAAAACAGAGAGCTTTTAGCGGAGTGAACTTTGAATGAGTGAAAGAAAATTTCCTTTATTTGTTTGTACAATGTGTGGAAAAGATTTTGAGGAGGAAAGCACTGGAACTTTTCATATACTAGCAAACCATAATGCGCTGGTGTATTTGGAAAAGCAAAACGCAAATGCAATTCCGTACAAAGATTATCTTAGGTTAATTAGCAAGGATGTAGAACTTGATGTGCATAGTTCCAGCGGGTCTATTGAATCATAATATAGATTGGCAGAATATCCTTGACGGGAAGTTGGTCATCACCATTCAAAATCATATCGCCGTATCCACGTTGGATGAATTTAATGAGTTAATAAAAAATGAATTTGAAAGGTGTAGAGAAAAATATGAACAGAGAAATATTTGTTGAGATATATTCAACGCAATTTTCGTCTGAAGATCCGGTTATAATGGAAGATGTAACGAGCGATGATGAAATATTGAGTATGATAGAAGCAATTCCCATCGAAGACTACATGATGCTTGATTTGTATATTGATGTTGTTGATACAACGGATTTTGCATACCAAGAAAGCTTTTCGATACAGGGATGTAGAGATTTAGAGAAACTAAAAAAATTTGTTATTAATATATGGAACAAATGTATAGTAGGTGAACAGTGTGGCACATCCTAATATAATTACTGATGAGGCAAAGGCTTACATCGTTGATAATTGCCAGTTAACATCGATACAGTTGAAAAAGGATATCAAAGAAAAATTTGGAGTTGATGTTAGTGAAGTTGCTGTTTGGGAGCACATGAAAAAGGCTAGGGATCGGGCAGAGCTTGCAACAAAAACAGTTGATACACATATCAGCAAAAGGATAGCGGAACATGTTGATAATTTTGTTGATACCATCATGGAAAGGTACCAGAAAGAAATTATAAGGACTGGAAAAATTTTAGATGGAGAGTGTGAGGATGGTTTTGAAATCGGTCCCGATAAAGACGATGATAGCAGAAAAAGCTCTTATTGGTACAACGTCTTTGTAAAACAATTTACGACATTGGCAAAGGACTATATGGCACTTAGACCGCAGTTTCCAACGTTAGAAATAACAGGTAAGAGTGAAGAAGAGATCAAAAAAATGTATCTCGATGCATGTGATGAGGAGACCATTGCTGTATTGGAGAATTTGGCTAGAAAAGTAGAAGAAGTGCAAAAATGAGGTTGAATGAATGGTTATTATACGGAAAAGACTAAATACAAAGAACACCACTGTATCTATGATGGCACAAGACATATTCAATCAGTATTTGAACTCAAACTGCCCAAAAGAAGAAAAGGTCGAAGGACCAAATCCATGTAGCGGATCTAGTGGTAGATCAGCAATAGGTGGGCAGGGAAAGCAAAAAAAGAGCTTGGATGACATCGTTAAGATGGCACTAGAAGAAAACAGGAAAGCAAGGACGCCTGAAGGGGTCGCAGCAACAAAAGCTCTCGCAATAAAAGCGGAAAAAGCATATGCGTTGATGCCAAAAAGAGCAATGTCTATTGGTAGCGATGCGGGCACAGACCTGTGGGAGCATGCCGCTGTTGATGGAGCCTCTGTACAGTCATTGCTTGACCTGAAACGCTCCATTGCAGTAAAAGATGATCTAACGGATGTCGAAATGGGAGTATTGCGTTTATTGAATGAAAAACTAGATAAAGTTGACTTTATGGGTGGTATGGAATATTATCCAAAGTCTGATGTAAACCCAAAATCTACTACAGAGAAGGCATACAAGTCCGCTCTGTTGGTAGCCACTGTTGAAGATTTGAGAACTGGCAAATCAACACCGGAAGAGTTGAAGAGCACGGTAAAAACCATAGAGGGTGTAATTCAGGCTCTTAAGAAGCACGATGGGCAAGACGGTATTACTTATTCGGATGGATTCAAGAAGGCTCGCGAAAAGGAGCTTCGTGATGTCCAACATCGCATGATAACCGCAATTCGCAAGGCAAAAGAATAATTCTTTTTTATTTACGTTTATTATAATATTGGAGAAAAAGGTGGTTATGTTATGTCAGGCATTAAAAAACGATATATAACAAGATTTATTAAAATGAATTATAAATGCCCTTTTGATGGGTCGGATTTTTCGTGCGATGGACAGGGAAAAGGGAATGCCTCGATGGGAAAGGGAACAATGATTGAAGGATCAAATTTTGAACATGATGGAAGGGTGAGTGCCGGTTTTCAGGGTTCTGATGGTTCATATTATGTAGCTGGAATCGATAAAAAATCGAATAAGAAGAAAGTCTATAGAATTAAGCCGAGCGGTGATCCGGCAGTTGATTCTGATGTTGCCAGATCATTCGCGGCTAAATTCGCAACTAAAAACGATGATCTTGATGGCGGTTATGATAAACTAGAAGAAATAAAGCAAAATAATAGAGGAGATGAAAACATTAATCGTAAGAATAATATAAAGAAAGTTGAACTTGTAGAATTGGTTCAGAAAGCATTTGAGATGCATTTAAATGCTAGGTGTAAGGTGTCAGAGCAGCAAGGAACTGGTCCGGGAAGTTGTGGTGGCAAGGTTGCTGGTGAATCAGGAAAGGACTCGTTTGGTGCCGCAGTAGACAGGGCACAGTCCAAGGTAAAGTCCTTAGATGAGCGGGCAGCCGAGCATGGTAAACGTGTATTAGGAGATCTTGCCGACAGGTTTTCGAAAGCGGATAAAGCACTAAAAGATTTTAAAAAGTCAAAAGCAAATCTTGAATCCCCAAGAAACAAGGCTAAAATAAAGGAGCTTACAAAGGCCCGTGATAGCATTGGTAACCAGATGGACAGGATTCAAAAATCAGTGGATAAACTTGGCGGAAAAAAGGTCGTCGATGAGGGAATGAAACGAGCACCTGAGCGCGAGGCCGCAAGAGAGGTCAAGAAAAATGATCCAGCTAATAAGTTAAAGGGGTTGAGAGATACAATATTTAGGACTGGGAACTGGGAAGGAAATGAAGGAATGAGAGATGCGATGCTAAAAGAAGCTAATGCTGTGCTAGAAAATCCATCTTCTTCTGGAAAAGACTATAATAATGCATTAAAACAGCTACGAGATAGGTTTAATGATCCTGCCACGAAGGCTAATTACTTCTCTTCAACGCCCAAAGACTCAAAAGCAAAATCCGTTGATGAAGAGGGTATGAAGACCCGCGAAGAGGAGAACAAGAAGGCCGCGACCAAAACAACCGCCGAAAAGAACTATGTTCATAAAGAATTTAACACAACAACAGCAAGTATCAAAGAATTGAACAATTTGGTTGGAAAGGTCTCTGATATGTATACGGAGAGTGGCAGTCCTGACGAGTTTGCATCAAAGGTTAGGGAAACTCTTGGAAAGGTTCCTATGATGGTTTATCTAGTAGCCGAAGATATGAATGGTCGGGGATTGACCAAAGCGTTGGAAGACTACGACCTTTTGGACAATGATGATTCTAAGGTATATGATAAATTCGACAAAATTAATAACGCGGCATTTAAAAAGGATATCGAGTGGAAAGTAAATTCTGATGCTACTGCTGTATTTTCTTAACGAAACCTTTTTATAGTATGTAAGTTGTTGGATAATCATGCGTTTATCCAACAATCTTTTTTGTTGTGATTTCAATGAGACGTTGTGAACGCTGTAATTCTAGAGTTCTGAAAGGAGAAATGTTATGTGCTGCTTGTCAGGACGATAATATCACGAAACGATATAGGAAGAGCTACAAAGGGAAATATGATGAGGATGATTATGTTCAGGAGTGTTATGATTTTTTATGAGGAAAATGATTAGTGTTTTGCTCGCGGCATTGTTCGCGATGATTATGTCCGGATCTGCACAGGAAGAAGCAGACTGGTTAGGCGTTGGAGATATAACATATAGTGGTAGCTATAATCATTATTATCAGCATGGTGATATTGGATTTACATATACTTATCCATACGAGTATAGATATTTCTATAGTTATGATCCTTGGTGGACGGTAAATGTACATGGTATAAAACATTATAACTATTATTATAGTAGTTATGGATATCCAATGGTGTTTTATTATGGTGGAACATATTTTAGATGAGGTATATTAAATGAGAAAGATATTTGCGTTATTTGTTGTCGCGGCTTTTCTGTTTGTTGGATCGGCATTCGCGACGGAACCGTTTGTTCAATTGAACCATACTGAATATCACAATTTGATCGATTTGGAGAAGGTATCTCCTGATGTGTTTGATCATCTAACAGCGGACTCTTGGTTTTTTAACAAAACCACAGATGGCCTCGATGGTACCGTGTTCAATGGTTTAGAAAATGATGTATCAGCGGATATGCTAAAGTGGCTACGAAGCAATGATTATTGATGGCATTTTTTATGCCTTCGCGCACTCATGATCACTAGCAAATCCAAGTTGATGTATCGTGGACCGATATACTTAAATATTGGTAAGATATAGTAAGGGTTGTGTGCGTGCAAAGATGCGCGCGCACAACTCTAAAAATTTGGCAGCTTACCCAATTGGATACGGGAAGAGACTTAAGATCTCTCGCAGTAGTGCTTAAGGAGTTCGATTCTCCTAGCTGCCATCCCTGCAAAGCTGGAAAACGTGCAGGAAAATCCTTAAATACTAAAAGTGTATTATAAGGGATTGTGCGATGTTCAAATTCGCAATGGTATCACGAAACGAGTGTTAGTTATCGAAAAGAGGTGTATATCATGGCAGTGGATTTACAAAAGGGAGCAAAGATTTCCCTTACGAAGGGAAATGACGGAATCCAGAACGTTAGGGCTGGATTGAAGTGGGAAAGCAGGTGTGATGTTGATGCATCAATTATCATGCTTGATGGAGACAAGAAGATGAAGGAGATTGTCTATTTCGGGAAAAAGACTTCATCGGATGGGGCAATTTTCCACCGTGGTGACGATACTACAGGAAGTAATATTCAGGGTGTCGATGGTGATAATGAGAACATCGATATCAAGTTGAATATGATCCGTTCTGACGTTCAAGAGCTATTGGTTGTTGCCAATATTTATAATGGTCCTAGCCGTGGTCAGGACTTCTCAAACCTAGAACATGTTAGGATCAGAATGACCGACTTGGACAAGAAGAATGTGCTTGCCACATACGATCTAGCCGGAAGGAAGGGTATTAATGCCGCTGTTGTAGCTAGAATCTATAGACGGCCAAACGGTGCTTGGAATCTTGAGGCAGTTGGTGAGGAGTACAATCTCGCAAATGGTCGCCTTGGGGATCTAACCAAGAAGTATGAGGGTGGATCTGTGAACGAGTCCCGTGCGCAAACATCTCCTGCTAACGATTCAAGACAGGCGGTAAGGTCACAGCAACAAACCAGTGGCGGGTTCTTGGGTTCAATCGTATCAGGTGTAAGGGAAATAAGAGATATATTCTCTAGGTAAATGAGGTGATAAAAAATGGTCGTAAATTTGCTTAAGGGTGGAAATGTATCGCTTGAGAAGACTGCTCCTGGAGTCAAAAAGTTTGGTGTGGGCCTTGGATGGGACGCGAGATCAACTGATGGTAAGCCATTCGATCTTGATGCCTCTGTTTTCGTCTTAAAGGGAGGCAAGGTTCGCGGTGATGAGGACTTTGTGTTCTACAACAACTTGCAGCACGTCTCTGGTGCTGTGATTCACAAGGGAGACAATCGCACTGGCGATGGTGATGGCGATGATGAGACCATTGACGTTGATCTGTCCAAAATGCCTGCCGATGTAGATGAGATTGCGATTGTAGTAACTATTGATCAGGCGGTTGATCGTGGTCAGAACTTTGGCCAAGTATCCAATTCAGTAGTTAGGGTATATGATCAAGCAAACCCAAGTGTCAATCTCGTGATGTATGAGCTTGGTGAGGACTTCTCAACTGAGACTGCTATAATCGTCGGTAAGATTTACCGCAAGAACGGCGGAGAGTGGAAGTTTGGTGCGGTCGGTCAGGGATTTGCTGGCGGGCTGGGACCATTGGCTGCGAACTACGGTGTGAGTGTATAAATCACTCACTCAAAATTTTGGAGAGATAAAATATGTCGGTCATTTCGTTGGATAAAGGCGAAAAGGTCAACCTTACGAAGGGAAACAGTAAGTTGACTGAGGTTGTAGTTGAGTTAGGTTGGACTGCACAGACAAGAAAGGGTCAGCCCGATTTCGATTTGGATGCATCTATTATTGCCCTTGGAGCAGATGGAATGATTTACGATCCAAAGGAACTGGAAAGAAGAACTTATAGAAATTTCGTGTTCTATAACAACCAAGTAAATGAGGATGCCTCGATTGAGTCATTGTCTGGTGACAACCTAACCGGTGATACTGAAGGTGGGGTATGTGAGACCATCGCAGTCAGGTTTGATAAGCTGAATAAGGTTCCTGCCATTAAGGAGCTTGTCGTTGTCGTTACAATCCATGATTATCAGACAAGAAAGCAGAACTTTGGACAGGTAACATCCAGCTTTGTGCAAATTCGTGATCCCGTTAGTGGAAACGTGTTAGTAAGACATGATCCTACTGAGGATTACAGTACAAGTACTGCTCTTATCATGGCAAGACTATATAAACAGGGTCAAGATTGGAAGATTGAAGCCATCGGTCAGGGTATCGAGGGTGGATTGAAGGGTATTTGTATCAAGTACGGAATACCAGTGTAAATAAATATAGCATAGGATTCACATGTCTGAATTACTTGCACAGTTGATAGAGCCGTTCATGGTATTCACATGGACAGCTCTTGTTACCACTTTATCAAATCCAGCAAACTATGCAATAATATTTGGATTGGTAATTAGTGAAGGGTTGTTAAGTGCGGACAATGCGATAGTGCTTGCTGTGTTAGTAAGGCACTTGCCTGATAGTCCGGAGAAGTCTTGGTTTAATCCAAGAAAAACGAATATAGGTGTTATCGATAGGATACAATGGGCAATTCATGGACACCTCGAATTATCCCAACGACAGAAAGCTCTGTTCTATGGTATAGTCGGAGCTTGGGGATTCCGAATATTAGCAATCGCGATATCGGTTTATTTGATGCAGACAGAATGGATTCAAATTGTGGG